CGCGGCAACTTGAGCGGCTTGCTCGGCGGCGCGCGCCACGGCGAGCTGTGCGGCTTGCTCGGCTTGCACAGCTTCATTGGCCAATCGGTCGGCGTCGACCTGGGCCAGCCGTGCGGCTTCTGCTGCAGCGGTTTGCATGTCCAGCAGTTCCTGGCGCTGGCGTGCGATTTCCGCTTGCTCCAGCCGGTTCTGCTCTGCTTGGGCGTCTGCCTGCTTTTTCAATTCAGCGGCATGGGCTTCGCGCTGGCGCAGCTCCTCCGCTTCCTGCTCGGCGACCAGCACCGCGCGGCGGTCGTCTTCGGCTTGGCGTTCGGCAGCGATACGCTCAGCTTCCACCTGGGCGATGCGCCGGGCCTCGGCAGCCGCTTCGCGCAGCTGCGCCAGTTCGGCGCGCTCGGCGGCAATGCGGGCGGCTTCTTCTTCGTTCGCCACTGCTGCGGCATGCAGGCTGGCCAGCTTGGCGCTCACTTCGGCAACGACCTTGGCAGCATCCTTCTCGAATTCGGCAAAGCGCTCCTTATTCACGACGATGGCAGCCACGGTAGCTGCAGCCGCCTGAATATCGGCAGCGGACTTGCCCACCAGTTCCAGCGGCGCATCATGGATTGCCGCAATGTCAGCCTGGATCGCAGTAATGCGTTCGCGCTCCTTCGCAATCGCAGCTTGCTTTTCGGCCTCGACCTTGGTGTCGTAGGCGTCGCGCAGCTCGAACACGCGATTTTCTTCTGGCGTGATCAGCGCAATCAGGTCTTTTTCCTTGGCAATCACCGCCTTGCTGAAGTCTGTCGCGTCTTTGCGTGCGGCCTCACCAACGGCCTTGATGCCGGTGCGAAGTTTCAGCAGGTTCATGCCGATACGGTGTGCCTGCTCGCGCCCGGCCGGATCGATGACGGCGGAGATATCGGTCGAGGCGGCGACCTGCTCTTTGATTTTTGCCTCGTAGTCGACGGCGCCCAATGCTAAGGCCGCGCGCTGCGGCAGGGTGAGGGCGGTGGCGGCCGGCGCGGCCTGGGTGGTTTCGGTGATCATGCTGCCTCCTTCATTCGTAAAATTGTTTCGTTTTCAGTAACCAGTTTTTCAAAATCGACCAGGTCGAGCACCATCGCGTCGATGTAGGCGTCGTCGCGCTCGACGCGACGGAACCACAGCTCTTTGCCGACTGGAGCCAGAGCAGGGCAGTACAGGCAGAAATCCCACCAGCGGCGGCCTGTGATCCACATGCAGCCCTGCACCTGGTCCATGAATTCGCTGAAATCGCCGTTTATCAGAACGTCGCGGAGGCGTTCGGGTGAGATCAGGCATTTGTATTCGCTGCCTCCGTCATCGCCGATCAGCCCGTCCGCACTGGCTCCAAACAAGCGATCTTCGGTAAGGACAAAGCCAGCGCGTTCAACAACGTGACCGCTTTGCACCTCGTGCTCGTGGCGTGCGGCCGGCTCCAGGTCATGGCCGCGTCGCATGGCATAAGTTTCGAATCCTTCGTCGAGCGGCATGCCGCTGATGCGCTCGATGGCCAGGCGGAAGGCGTAATCATTGGCTGCTGACGTGGGCTGGCCTTTGTTTGCACCCGATTTCAGCTTGGCGCGCGCCACCACGAACATGCTGGCGGTGATTACCCCGGCTCGGGCGGCATGCCATTCGGGGCTTCCTTGCTCGCAGGTAAGGATGATCATTTGGACACCTCGACAGCTTCTGCGCGTGCCTTCATTGCAGGGTAGGCGCCGGCCAGCTTGTCCTGCGTGGTCTTGGAGAGCCGATCCCAAGCGCCAACAAATGCTTCCAGGCCCTCTTCAGCGACCGCGCCAAGGTCGGCAGCCAACTCTTCCATTTCAGGCGAAAGTGGGGGAGGGGTTGCACTGGCCAACGGCGCCGCATCAACCGTACGGCTTTGATCTGCAGCCACAGCTTTTGCTTTCAGTCTTTCGTGATCGGCAGCCAGGGCTTTCCGGTTCGGTACGCCAGTGTCAGTCCAGAATTTTTGATACGCAGTTACGCCTTTGCCTGCGGCCGCTTCGGCCGCGTCGATCAATGCTTGCGATGCCTGGGCTGGCGCTGGTGCGCGCATGCCTCCGGTATCCGGCGTAATATCGCGCGCCTCGCGGTTGCCTTCGTCCAGCTCGTCGGGGGTGTAGACACCCAGGATCACGTCGGGGGAGTAGAGGCGGGTCCAGCGTTTCACGGCCAGGTACGCCAGCTGCTGTTTCGGGTCGGTCGCCCACAGCGGGGAATTACGCACGCTGGCCTGCACCAGCAGCAGTTCGAGCACGCGTGGCTCAGCCTCACCGCGTAACGTCGCCCAGATGCGCACGCCCAGGCCATCCTCGTCCTTGAGGTCGTAGTCCGGCACGCGGAACTGGTACTCCTTTTTGTAACCGTTCTCGCCGGGCTTGCCCTTGGCCGGCGCATTGCAGACGCGCGTCTTGCCGATGATCTTTTCCCAAGAGCCGTACCATTCGTAGTTGAAGCGGTCGCGCGTGACACCGCTGGACTGGATCACGGCATTGACCAACTGCGCCTCGTAACCCAGCGCGCCGTTCACCAAGTGCGTTTTCTGCGCCACCGCAAAGGGATTCATGCGCCACTGGATGGCCTGCATGATGACGGCGGCGCAGTCGGCCGGGCTACCGCGCAGGTGCTCCGGGATGGTGGCGCGGCCTTTGGCCATGATGTCGGCCAGGCGCATCATGCTGTCCATACTTGCGCTGTCCAGGATCAGCGAGGCGCTACTGGTGGCTACCACGGGCAGGTCGCCTTGTTCGTACTGCGTTGTCTGCATGGCGGTTCGGCTTTCTTGCGTAACTGCGTTCATGACTTTTTCCTTGTGAGTTTTATGATTTCTGCCTTCAACAGCGCTAGGCGAACGGCGTAGACGATGGCTTGGCCGGCATGCCAGTTGCGCAAGGCCTGGCTGGCCACGTCGATCACGGCTTGGCTGACGACGTCCACTGCGCCTCCCGGTGGGCGCGGCCCAGCTGCTTCACGCGCGCGGCGGATGCGTCCAGGTCGATCAACGCTTCAATCTTTGCGGTGATCAGTTCCTTGCGCAGTTCTTCCAGCCCGGCCAGTTCGCGGCACACGCCGGCCAGGCGCATCTTGTTCATGTGGTGCTGGTGCTGCGCTTGGTAGTAGCGGTGGGTGGCCAGGAGGCGGTGGAAGAGGGCGATCATGGCCGCACCATCGCAGTCACGCCCAGGGCGCCGTCGTCGTAGGCCGCATCAATCAGTGCCGCCAGGTTGCCGATGGCCGCGAAGTGCGCGACATCTTCGGCGCGCGGGCCGGTGCGGATGGTGATCATGTAGCTCATGTCCTGCTCCTCTGGTTAATTGGCTGTTGACGACCCGGTCAATCCGTCGGGCGCGTGATTCCTGCGGCTGGTGGGCCGCCAACACATGACCATCGAGAATCCCTCATGGGACGCCGACACCAGGTGATTAATCTGGCCGTACCTGCTCGGCAATCACCCCGGCAGATTCGATGGTCATGTCTTGGCCGCCGGTTACGCCGGCGAAACGGGCCAGGGCGACTGGCCGGGGTGAAATTAGGCTGCCGACACCTGCGAAGGGCGGAAGCGTTGGCTTTGCGTCGAGCCGTCCAGCACCACTTCCACGAAGTCGCCGCGCACGCCCGGATGCGTTTGCACGAACTTGCCAGGGCGCGGCAGTGGCGCAGTTTTCGTGCCCTTCACATTCACTTTCTGGTCTTTTTTAAAATTCGACATGCTGTGTTTCCTTTAAGGTTGGTTGTGGCGCCGGGCTTCCCCGGGCGCCTGATCCTCACGAAGATCAATCGGGGCATGCTGATCCCACAGGGCATTTTTCTGGCCCGCCGGCCTGTCCCGCCTTGAACTACGGCGGCGGGCGACCGCTAAACTTTTGCCAGCTCTGCAGTCCAGCCCAGCTCGCGGCCATAAAACGTGCCGTTGCAAGACGCCATGCGCGCATCTACTCGAGCCAGCTCATGCGCTTGATTCGGGCTTACTGCCCAGGCAACTGCCTCAAAATTCCCATCCTCAAACTTGATTGACACGTTGTACTTGCGCAGCGTTGCGCGCGCCGGTGGGGCGGTGAACAGGCCGGGCAGGGCGTCACGGGCGCTCATGACGATTAGCCGCGTGCTGGGATTGCGATTGCCGGGATCACTTCGCCGTGGGCGACGAGGACCGCTTCGAGTGCTGCAAGTTCGGCTGGGGACATGGTGTACTCCTGTGTTTGCTTGTTCGATGACGAATATTAGTCCGACTGCTAAGTACATGTCAACAGTCGGACTAATAAATAGTGAAATATTTATCGACGGACGAAAAAAAGCCTCGAATCATCGAGGCTGGGATGCGTATTTAAAAAGGCAGTTCGGGTGGTGGAGGCGGCCGGTAGTCTTGCCAGACGATTTCGTCAGCGTTAATCTGGCTGATCAGCGGCGCGATATCGAACGCGGAGTAGCTACGCGAGAAGCCGCCGACGCGCGGCGACAGCAGCAAAATAGGCAGGGTAGGGAAGAACCGTTGTGCATGGAGCAGGGCGGCCGGGCCAGTGGACGGCCAGGTATGCTCTGGCTGGACCTGGACCACGGCCAACTGAATTTGCTTGATGTTGATGATCGCTGCGCATAGTTGCATGAATGCATTATGCGTCGAATATTGCTAAGTTGGAAGTGATCGGAAATTCTATGAGACTAAAAAGCCCGCTCGCAGCGGGCTTAATGTGACTTTTTGATGTCAAGGGCTAGGGTTCTTGATTCCGTCGAACTTCATTAGAAAAAGACTATGAAGAGATTCTATCAGGGTGAGGGCGTGTACTTGGGCTTTTTGAGCATGAGCGGCAATCAGCTCGCCAGGGATACGCTTACCTGTTTCAAAGTAGTCGCCGGTACAATGATCGAAGAGCATTGCAACGTTTGCAGAGCAAGGATCCATGTAAAGTCCTAAATCGCCACCTTTTTGACGCTTCTTAAGGCGATCCCAACGAAAAAAAAGCTCCTGAAACTTCCCTTTGATCTCGATCTCCAAGGAAACTGCATCATCATCACGACTAGGCTTCTTCAAATAGGTCATCAAGTTGGAAGTGATTTCCTTTACAACTTTTTCAATAAGATCTATTTCTGCACGAAATTCTTTGCGCTTTTCTCGATGATTCGAAGTCTTGTTGTTATAAAACAAGCTTCCAAATGCTAATGCCCAAGCAACCGGGGGGCCATAATCTTTAATTATGTCAGCGAAACTCATTTTCCTGCGCCGAACTTGCGCGATGAAGCTTCGTCAATATAGTGCCAAATACGACTTTTATACATAGAAGTTTTTGACAATATTTCTAGTTTGTCATGTAGGTCGCGCCCTTTGAAGCCCGCGCGGACCAATCCGCCAAACGCTTCCTCCAAAAAGGATGAGCCAAAACCCAGCGCGCCATCTAGATCCACTGTCACTCTGCTACTACTTTGCAGTGCTGGCAGTAGCCAGTCTTCCCTGAATCGCTGGCCTGAATTTGGGCCATCTGTGCGATATCTGCCAGCGGGGTTTTCTGAGAAATTTTTAGGAATTGATATCATCGTATCTTGCATTTTCTTGCTCCTTGCGGAACGGTATAGACCATAGGACGAGGGTGCCAGGCAATCTGCTTTTCATTTTGTGGCATCGCTCTACGCGCCGTTGTGCATTATAGGTCATGCCGCCATGCTGACTCCAAATCGAAAGGCCACCATCCTTAAGCTGCTCACTGAACTCTAACATTTCGGGAAGACCTTTGCCGCGATGCGGCAAACGTGTGCGTGTTAGCTTGCTGTCGATAGCGGCTTGAATGAGGATGCCGTCATTGTAAGTCCGACGCTTAAAGTACTCAAAAAATTTTGGTTTTCGCTTCAGTGAGCCAGGTATCCCAATGCCTTGGTCGTAGATTGCAACAAAAAGCTCATCATCCTTTAGGAGCGACAGCATCCACCACTTGCGCTGATCTTCCGGAGGCATGCCTTTGAACGGATGCTCGTAAGCATGGCCAACGGTGTTCGCAACCGCTTCGTTCAAGCAGTCTGCAAAAGTCTCTTTTGCGGGATGAACGATTCCTTCCCTTGTGGCGCGAGTTAGATCAGAGTACGTGGCTGAGTTGAGGTCTTTTCCATAGTGGTAATGCCAATGCTTGACTCTCTCATGGGCTATAGATTTTCGTGAGGTTAGGCCTAACTTTGACAATGCAGACACATGCTGCAGCAACTCTTCCACTACAGGGTCCCTGGGGTAATTACACGACACTCTTCCGGGATACCGATCTACCCAGAGATCAAGATGGGACAGGAAAATTAGTGTCCCGCATGGATGCACTTCTTCAGTGTTGTCGAAGTTGATCTTAACCCTAAAATTGGCGTCGAGTTTGCTTTTTACAAGAGATAAAAAGTCAAATAACGGTTTCTGATCAGCGACTCCGAGGAAATAGAACTTTTGAGGCGCAAGCACGCGGCATGACCTCAGCGTGGTCACTCTTGCTCGCTTCTTCATCGGAGGGCGCGATCTCGCATGCATAGTACGACAGCACTCGCGTATAAGCCATTGGCGTCTACGAGCAGATATTTTTTTCATTTATTGTAATTGGCTCAGGTGATGTGCATGTTGACAATGAGCATGGTGAGCGTGCTGCTTACCTCTGCGCCGTTTTATAATTTCAGCAGAGCGTCATTTGCCCATCCCTGCTTGTGAAAACGTTTACTTGAGCAGGCGAATTCCGTGCCCTGGAGACGCGATACCCATCAACTTGCCTTTGCGGTAGAACATGATCTCCCGGGCGGCGCCTCCCAGGCACGCATCCATATCAGCATAGGTTGTGATCATCTGCAGGCGCTTCGCCTCGGGTTGCTTCTCGATTGCGTAGACCCAATGCACGGCAAGGTGATCGCCTTCGATGTGCCACTTGGCAAATTCTCGGATGCCGAACTGCACGTCTTGGGCGGCTGCCTTGTTGCATGGCTCTGCAGTGGCCGCGATTGGCAGCGCCAGCACAGCCGCAAAGAAAATAGATTTTAGGATCATGGCGTCAGGCGGTATGTTTGTTCGTAGTGTGCCTGCATAAGCTGGCAGGCATCTTGGGCAATTTTCGCTTCACTCGAACCGGCCGGCAACGCTGTGGCGCGGCTGCGGCACAATTCAACGGCATGCTTGGCGGCAGATTTCTCTTGGGCGAACACTTGCTGTTGGCTTGGAACTGCGCCTTCCGGCTCTCGGTGAACTGATCCATAAACGAAGAACAGCAGGGCTACCAAAGCCGCAGCGACAGCTGGGAAAAGGATCTTCTGTAAAGCGCCACGCGCCGAGTTGTTGCCGCCCGAAGATGGGCTCATAGACGATCCTTGAAATTGCGCGGCTCGAAGCGCACGACACGGCCGACGACATTGCATTCGCCGTTGCGGCAAGGCTCTTGTTTGAAGTCCGGATTTTCGGACGCAAGATACCACTCCCTACGCTCATATTTCAGCCGCTTCACCAGGGCCTGACCTTTGAAGTTGACGGCGAAAACACCGCCGTTGACTCGATTTCTGTCGTGCACGTTAATCACCGCAATGTCACCCTCGTACATCATCGGCACCATACTGTCGCCACGGATTTTTATGGCCAGGAGCCGCTGCGGATCGAGGTCATTCTCTTCAATCCACTGGCGAGGCACGTGCAGCTTGCCACCATCTTCATAGCTTTCCTCAGTCTCAAACCCCGTGGCGCCCGCTTGGAGATGCAGGGCAACCATCTTAATGGGTACTGTGATGGGCGCGTGATTATCGTCGTCGGTCACAGGACGTGCGCCAGGTAGGCTTGCTGCACTGATATCATCGGTATGCGGGGCGACAGCATCCGCGATCTTCCCGGCATGCTCTGCAAGCGCTGGGCTGAAATCGGAAAGCGACACGCCCAACAAGTTTGCAAGCTTTACGCCGGCAGTCACATTTAGCGGAATTTTTCCATTGAGATATTGCGTGAGCGCGCTTTGGCCAAAACCAAGCGCAGCTGCTGCTGCCTCTTGTGAGTGAGGGAGGTTGCTTTCTTTGCGCGAGCGCTGCCACTCCTGAAAGAGAGTTTTGAGCCTTGAGGCATCGGCGAGCTGTTCGTCTGATAAGGGGAGTGCGGGCATCGTAGGAGGTTATAAGGAAAACTAATAATTTTCAAACAGTCAGACTGTTGACATATTCAAACAGTCCGACTAATATTCGTCGCATGAACCCAATTCAAACCATCCGTGTACGCCTGCGCGTCACCCAAGCGGCTCTTGCCAAAGAGCTTGGCGTCACGCAGGGCAACATATCTCACTACGAACAAGGTCAGGAAGTTCCACCGTCGGTCGCAAAGCTGCTGATTAAATTTGCCGCATCAAAGGGGGAGGCAGTTACCTATAACGACATTTACGGCGAGCCCATCCCAGCCTCGCGTCGCGCATCTGATCCGGCACAAGGACCAGGCCACGCTGGCCGCCAGCCGCCCACCACCAATGCCATCTTCGACACCGCGCCTGCGGGGGCCGCCGTCGGTATCGACGTGGGCGCCAAGCCATGATCCGCCTTATTCCCATTTCCCCACCGAGCCCGGCGGACGATTTCGTGCACATCCCGCTGCTCGAACTGCACCAGCTGCCGCCTGGCGTGCCGTTCGATGAATGCCTCAAAGAACTGAAGGAGCCGACATGAACAAAACCGAAATCCACGCGAGGTGGCGTGTCCTGCCAGTCCATCTGGTCGCCAAGCTGTTTGGCGTCCTGGTCAAGGTTGAGGGAATGCCATTCGGTTCGGCTCGCATTTACCGGGCCAGCCCGCAGGTATCCGCAAAAAACGGCTGCAGCGGCTCACCAGCACCTACTGACGCTCCCCTCTCGAAATCCATTCTTGAAGATGAGATGAGAAGGCGCGGAGTTCTTCGAGATACCCCTCCGGGTACTGCGTGAGCAGAGATAGGTCGACGACACGCTCCGTATTGCTTTCCAGCGCGGATAGGAAAGCTTGATCAGTTCCCAGGCCGTTGTGCTTCACAACAGTGCAAAGCAAAACGCTTAACGCTTCGATGCGAGCCTCCAGTTTTGCAACGTAATTTTGATCTACCACGGGGATTTCCTCGAATTGTTGTTGTGGAGATTGCAATGTAGCACGAAGGAATTTCCCGCCCATTTTCGTTGTACCCAAACCCTGTAACACCGACCACCAGGAGAAAACCATGAAACAGAAGCAAAAACGTACTGCGCTCGTCAAGGGCTACATCACCGACGAGAACAAAGATGCCTTGCAAGCCGCATGCACTGCGATGCGCAAGTCAGTTAGCGATGTGCTGAACGAATGCACGATCGTGATCATCCGCAATCATCTGGACGCCAGGCCGAAACGGAATGATACGCCGCCGTTTTCAAGCGGAGCTAGGCCCAAATCAGGAAATAACAGGGCCCAGTTTTTCCCGGCACCGCGCCCGTGTTTCGGCGTCGTCCCGCGCGTCGTGCGGATGCGGGTTTAACGGCATGGAGGCAGCTATTGAATAAACCAGCCGAGGTCACGGCCGAGGAAAAGGAGCTGGTTTTCCAGCGTTCGATGATTTACCGCCAGGCCGAGAAAGACTTGCAGGGCGCGAAGGACGGGGAGGGCGAGAGTGCGGCGAAGGCCGCGCACAAGGAAGCGCGCCAGAAATGGCGCGATGCCACCGACAGGGTGGCGAAGAAATACGAGGTGCCGCGGCGCGAGCCGCCATAACGCAGCCGCACCCGACAGCTACAGCATCGCATGGCCGGATTCGGCCACTTTAATCACCATCAATTAGGAATATGACATGACGCAAACAACTGCAATCAAGCCGTACCGCTCGCTGGACGACGCCCACGGCAATAACGAATTGCTCGACATGCTGCTGGCCAAGGGCCCAAAGAACGACGCAGCTCTGGCACGCGCGCTGGAAGTGGCGCCGCCTGTGATTTCCAAGATTCGCCACGGCCGCTTGCCGATCGGCGCCTCGCTGCTGATCCGCATGCACGAGGTGTTCGACGTGTCGATCCGCGAGCTCAAGCGCATCGCGCGCGCCGAGGTGGCGGCTTGACCTGTTCGACCGCGCAGCCCGAGGCCGGTACCGGCGCGGCGCAGGCCGAGCAGGGCATCCAGCAGCAAGAGCACGGCGAGCGCGAATTGCCGGTCGACCCGGGCCACGTGCGTACGCGCAAGCACTACGAAGCAATGCTGCAGGAACTGCAAGGCCAGAAATGAAAAAAGCCCGCTTGCAGGCGGGCTTCCTTGAAACAACAAAAATTCGCGAAAGAATTTATGACCGAAATTGTACATCACAAAGGCATCACGATAGCGAATACGCTGATCGCGGTCGATAAAAAAGGCCGCTTTTGCCTCAACGACCTGCACAAAGCCGCTGGTGCGGAAAGCCGCCACCAGCCTGCATTCTTCTTCCGTCGCCCGGAAATTCAAGAGCTGGAAGCGGAATTAAACTCTGCGCCCGCACAGAGTTTGTCGACCATCACCACCCAAGGTCGCAACGGCGGCACCTACGTGTGCAAGGAGCTGGTGTACGCCTACGCCATGTGGATCAGCCCCAAGTTCCACCTGGAGGTAATCCGCACCTTCGACGCTGTGGCCACGGGCCAAGCGCCGATCGCCGCGCCCGCGCGCAGCGTGCTCTCGCCGGCCAAGGAATTCCGCGCAATCTTCGGCATTGCGCGCCTGATCGGCCTAGACAAGAATGCTGCGGCTATCAGCGCGAACCAGGGCACGGCCGCGCTCACCGGCGTCAACATGCTGCAGCTGATGGAGCGCACGCACCTGGCCACGCCCGGGCAGGAAATTTATTACACGCCGACGGAGCTGGGCAGCCGCTTCGTCAAGAGCGCCAAGGCGTTCAATCAGTTGCTGGTGCAAGCCGGCCTTCAAGAGAACATTGCCGGCCATTGGGTGCCGACGGAAAAAGGCAGGGAGCATGCCTATGTGATGGACACCGGCAAGGCGCATTCCAGCGGCGCGCCCATCCAGCAAGTGAAATGGCGCGATTCCGTGCTTGCAGAGGTGGCCTTGTGAATAGCCAAGCTGACAATCGCGCGTGCCCGCCTGCTGGCGTAGCCGCCACCCGTAATTCCGCCAACGCCGACCGCGCAGCCGATATCCTGGCCATGGTCAAGCGCTGCGGCGCCGCCACCATCATTGACATCGCCGACGATCTGACCCTGCACCAGGAAACTGTGCGCAAGCGCCTGGCCAAGCTGGTCAAGGCCGGGCACCTCGTGCTGATCGAGGCCGCAGCAACCCATTCCCGCGCCCTGTACGGCATGCCTGATCTGGACGACCAGGCCGAATTCGACCTGTACCGCTCTCGCAGCAGCAACTGGCCGCGCGGTGAGCACGGCCGTGATCCGTTGGTGGAAGCTATTTTCGGTGCACCCGTGACAACGATCGCCTCCAGTCCGCCATGCGCTCATTTTGCACTACAGTTTGCCGAGGTGCATCCATGAAGCGAAACGCCTTCATCCTTTCCCTCGATCTGCGTAGCAAACTGATCCATACCAACTTCGCTCATGAGTGCGATATTGAAAGAGGTGGAGTGATTGCAGATTTACGGAAATTTAGCCAATTCGCGGCCGACGATCTCAATGTGCGCTGTCAGGGGCTGCAGAATTTTATTCAGGCTTCTAGCGATAGATTGGCACTTTGCGGACGTGTTGCTTCCGAAATTTCCATTCACCGAAGCTTCATTAAGCTGAACAATTGTATCGTTGAGATATCCGTGTATTTGCAGAGCAAATTCCATTGTGGGCCTATCCGTATTGCGACGAAATACAGCTTCGATTCCAACGCGAAGACGATCAACGCGATCAATAACGATATTCAGGTCTTTCCCGGAAGTCTCTCGTATGGTTACTTCAGCCTCTTGTGCGGCATAAAAAGCATACGAACGAAATCTTTCGATTATCTGAAGTGCAATCACTGTGTTCTGAAGGTCATCGCGCAATTTTTCCGTTCTCATGCGGCGAGTTTGGCTGCTTGCAATGTATGCGGCACCAGCAATTGCTCCAATGGATCCAATTGCCGGCACCCAATAAGCCCATTGCTCTCTAGTCAACTCGATCGCGACACCTGCCGCGATGGCAATAATGAGGGTGTAGATGCCAATGCCCCAACCGTCAGCCTTGATTCTCATTTCTTTTCCAAAAGTTGTTTGAAAGGAATCTTAGCATGAAGCGCGATTCCTTCACTACGGCCATGCCTATTACTTTCGGTTCGGTATGCAGCGGTCTTGAGGCTGCCAGCGTCGCCTGGGGGCCGCTCGGCTGGCGCGCCGCCTGGCTGGCCGAGATCGAGCCATTCCCCTGCGCCGTGCTGGCGCACCACTATCCGGACGTGCCGAACCTGGGTGACATGACCAAGGTTGCCGCCCTGATTCGCGACGGCTTTGTGCCCGCGCCGGACGTGTTTTGCGGCGGCACGCCGTGCCAAGCATTCTCGATCGCCGGCTTGCGCAATTCGCTCGACGACGAACGCGGCAACCTTTCCCTTGTTTTTTGTGAGATTGCAGATGAAATTGATGCACGACGCGCTGCAGCTGGACTTCTTCCAGCCGTTGTCTTCTGGGAAAACGTCCCTGGCGTTCTCTCCACAAAAGACAATGCCTTCGGCTGCTTCCTTGCTGGCCTTGCCGGCGAAGATGATCCAATCGAACCGGCAGGGGGTAAATGGGCGTACGCTGGTTGTGTGTATGGCCCCGCGCGAACAGTCGCGTGGCGGACCCTCGACGCCCAATATTTCGGAGTGGCCCAACGACGCCGCCGTGTGTTCGTTATCGCAAGTGCTGGAGAAGGGTTCGATCCCGCACAGGTACTTTTTGAGTTCGACGGCTTGCGCAGGGATTCTCCGCCGAGCAGAGAATCGCCGCAAGACATTGCCGGCACAGTTAGAGCGAGCGCTGCGCGCCGTGGCGGAGTGCAGGACGAATGCGGCCTCGGGTTGCAGCCAGTCAGTACCGAGGATATTGGCGGAGCACGACAGGTCGACGGGAAAGACATTGCTTTCGGTGCTTCCGTAGCCGCTCCAGTGGCGCGCAGCGTTGAGCGCCCACGTGGCGATGGTTTGGACACGCTGATTGCCGGTACGCTGCAGGCGAACGGAAAAGCTGCAGGTAGCGCCACGCAGCAAGATGCCGAAGCCGGCATGCTTATCCCTATGGCTTTCGGCGGCAATAACCAGGCAGGCGAAATTCATGTTGCCACCGCCTGCCGCGCGCATGCCGGGCCACACCTCGATTTTGAGAGCGAGACATTCCTGGTTCAGCAGGTGGCGTATCCAATCCAAAACGCTACCCGCGGCAAGGATCAAAACGGCCTGGGTATCGGCGACGCCGGCGCACCGATGTACACGCTAGACAACGGGTCGCAACACGGCGTGGCGCTCGCGCCAATCGCCTTTAGCAGCAAGGACTACGGTGGCGACGCCTGCTACGACCTGTCACCGACGCTACGCGCTGGAAACCACGCCGGCAGTCATGCCAACGCCGGCATCCCACCGGCTATCGCCTTCGACGCGCGCCAGGACTGCGTGAGCAGTACCAGCGTCTTGGGCGCTCTGGGCACGTCCAGCCCGCAAGCGCAGGCGGTCTGCATCATCGGCGACATCACCCACACTCTTAAGGCCGAAGGCTTCGATGCCAGCGAGGATGGCACTGGGCGCGGGCAGCCGATTGTGGCCGCCTTCGCTGAGAACAGTCGCGCAGAGATTCGTCTTGAAGGTGGCGATGGCAGCCGCACTGGCGCGTTGTCCACTGGCGGTGGAAAGCCTGGCCAAGGCGTGCCAATGGTGCTGGCGGGCATGGCAGTCCGTCGCCTGACGCCTCGCGAGTGCGAGCGCCTTCAGGCTTTCCCTGACGACTACACCCTCATACCCTTCGGCCGCACCATGCGCCCTGAAAAGCTTGACCAGGACTGGATCAAATACCTGCTCCGTGGTGGGGTGATGACGCGCGACCAGGTTGCTCGCGCAGCAGCTGACGGCCCGCGATACAAGGCCATCGGCAACAGCTGGGCCGTGTCAAATGTCGCCTGGCTCGGCCGCCGGATTGATGCTGCTATGCGCGCCAACTTCGCGCATGAGCGCGAGATTGCGAGGGTGGCGTGATGTTGGCGAACTCAAAAACGCAAACTATGGTTGAGGAAGGCGCTATTCCATCAAGCAGTCTCTCGATCTGGAAGGCGCGGTCCAAGCGTTGCTTCCTTGTGAACGATATTCAATCCTGTCGGCGTGTGATCCCGAACGCTCAGAATCTCGTACACGTAAAGCTCATCGTCACGAGTAAATGTCACAAATCCACCAACTTCCGGGAAAGTCCTGTCAAGAGGATCAAAAGTTGGGGTGGAGTGGCCATAGGGCCTGGTAGCTATTGGATCTTTTGGATCACTAAAGACAAAGGAAACGGGTGGTCGATTGCCCATTACGAACTCCATAGAATTAACCTAGTTGAAAGATACCATATGGTTATCAGCCCCGCCAAAACAATCCGCCACCATCATGCCATCCAGGCGACGTCAGTCTATTCGCTCGACCGCAAGCGCTGCGCCTGCGGCAAGGCCAGCACTGCCAAGCAGCTGGCCCAGCACGGCAAATGCGCCGCCTGCGCGCTGGCCGCCGTCCGCGACTCGATCATGCCTGGCGACTTCGCCAAGCTGCAGCACATGCTGGGCGCCGTGCCAGAACGCCGGAAATATCACTGGGGTTTGCGTAATTACTACTGCGCGAACATTTCTGGTGCCGCGCGGGAAGCAATGCAGCGCCTGGTCGATGCTGGCCTGGCCATGACCGGCCACGAAAGCGAAACGCAGGCCTACTTCCACGCTACCCGCCAGGGCTGCAAGGCTGCTGGCCTCGACGCCGCTGGCATCAAGCGTGCGATGGAGGACTGACGATGAACCAAGCTGACATTTTCTCTGCCGGCGGGCAGCGCCTGCAAATGACGGATTCGATCGATCTGACGATCCAGTCGCTGCTGGCCTACGGCGCCACGCATGAGCACTGGGGCATTGCCTGGTCGGGCGGCAAAGACTCCAGCGCCACACTGACACTGATAACCTACTTGCTCGACACCGGCAAGATCGCGCGCCCCAAGTCGTTGACTGTCTTCTACGCCGACACCCGCCAGGAGCTGCCTCCGCTGGCCATCGCAGCGCGCCAGATCATGGACGAGCTGGAAGAGCGCGGCATTCGCGTGGAAGTCGTCACAGCGCCGATGGATAAGCGTTTCATGGTCTACATCCTGGGCCGCGGCGTGCCGCCGCCGAACAACAACACGCTGCGCTGGTGCACCCGCCAGATCAAGATCGACCCGATGGAACAGGCACTGCGCGACCGCCTGGACCAGCTCGATGGCCAGATCCTGATGATCACCGGCGTGCGCCAGGGTGAAAGTGCCATCCGCGATCGCCGCATCGAAATGAGCTGCAGCAAGGATGGCGCCGAATGCGGCCAAGGCTGGTATCAGCAGGTGCTGCCGAACGCCAAGGGCCTGCGCGGCCGGTTGTCGACGCTGGCGCCGCTGCTGCACTGGCGCGTCTGCCATGTGTGGGAGTGGTTGCGCCACTGGGCGCCACAGGCCGAATTCGGCGACTGGAGCACGGCGATCATTGCCGACGCCTATGGTGGCGACGAGGCCGAAGAGGTCAATGCGCGCACCGGCTGCATCGGGTGCCCACTGGCGGCTGAAGACAAGGCGCTCGATACCATCCTGCTGAACCCGCAATGGGCCTACTTGGCGCCACTCAAAGGCATCAAGTTGCTGTGGCGCGAACTGCGCGAGCCGCAGCACCGCCTGCGCAAAGCCGGGCGCGAGATCCTGAAAAGTGGCGCTGTGGCCGCCAATCCGCAGCGCATGGGACCGCTCACGTTCGAAGCGCGGCTGATGGGCTTGGGTCGTATTTTGACCATCCAGGCCACGGTGAACGCGGTGGCGCGCGCCACCGGCCGGCCCGAGATCGACCTGATCAACGCCGAGGAGGAGGCGCGCATCCGTGAGCTGATCGCTTTGGAAACTTGGCCGCATGGATGGGACGGTGACGAGCCGATCGCCACGACCATCATGGACACGGTCTACGCTAATGGCGCGGTACAGCCTCGCTTGTTTTCAGAGAGAGAGTTATGAAACAAAAACTATCTCAGCACGGCATTCAGTTGCGACAACGTCTTGCCAATCTCCCCTTTAGCAAGCAGCCACTGACTCCTCAGCAAGGGGCCATACGACTCCAGTTCTCGCCGCGCATCCGCTACTGCGTGCAAGTCCTCGGGACTTTGTGTGCGACGCGCTTGCATATTCAGTTGATTCCAAGCACTTGCGAGGCGATTGTTATAGGAGAAATTCATCGCAAGTCCACCACATGCATTCGAGGCGCGAACGATTTGAGTACGCAACTCGGCAGGCTGAACGATGCCGATTTTAGGAAGAAGTGCATTGAAGATTTCGACAGGGTTTGCCGGCACTGGATATTCCGCCAAAAAAGCTCCGTTCTGCTCATCCGCTTCAAGCATAGGGCCGACGGTAGTTTGAAGTGCCTCAATGTTCATCAAAAGTTCGAGCTCCAAGAGCTCGAGCAACGCGCGCATCTCGTTTGCAGCCGTCCGTTCAGCGCTCTGAGCAGCCAGCCGCTGTTGATGCCAAGGGATCCAGATGGCCGTAAAAATGGCGACTATAGATCCGACAGCCTGGACCCAGGCAGGAGCATTATTACTGGCCCAATCGAGTTGCACGCCGATATATCCAACCGCAAAGCTCACGATTCCGATGCCGCAGCATGCTTGCCAAATTTTCATTTTTATCCAGTTTTTTATTGGCGTAATCGTACCACGGTGCCAATTGGCGGTGGGAAATGAAGCGCTCTTCCATGAAGCCGGGAAAACCCATGGCGCGCACGCCATTTAAGCGCACCACTCCCATGCCCAGCACCGGCATGCTCTCCGTGCAGTCGCACCAGCGCACGGCGCCGAAGCGCAAGGCCGGCATGAAGTCGAAAGGCCCGGTCTCGACGCCGATCCGGCGCGCCGCGCGCGGCCAGGACTGCACGCTGCGCCTGGCTATCTGCAACTTCGACCCTGATACCACCGTGCTCTGCCATTCAAACTTTCTGGTGGACGGGAAGGGCATGTGCCTGAAGGCGCCGGACACGGCCGCTGCGTTTGGTTGCAGCGCTTGCCATGATGTGCTCGACGGCCGGCGCCCGCGCCCGGCTGATCTGTCGCTGGCTGGCCTGGAGGCTGCCTTTCGCGCGGCAGTCAGCACCACACACGAAATCCTGAAAGCTGAGGGACTTTTATGACCGTAACAATAATGATTGGCGACGTGCGCGAGCAGCTACGCGCGCTGCCGGCCGAATCCGTGCACTGCATCGTCACCAGCCCGCCATACTGGGGCTTGCGCGACTATGGCGTCGACGGCCAGATCGGTCTGGAAGCCACCCCAGCGGAATTTATCGCGGTGATGGTCGACGTCTTCAACGAGGCACGCCGCGTGCTACGCGCTGACGGCACTTGCTGGATCAATATGGGCGACAGCTATGCCACCGGCGCGGGCGCCGTCGGCCGCGCGCCAGGTGGCGGCGACCAAGGCGAGCGATTTATCCGCCGCGGCATGGTCAATACGCAGCCCAACCGCAAAAAACTGGAGGGATTCAAACCAAAGGACCTGTGCATGATGCCGCACCGCCTTGCCATCGCCCTGCAGGATGCCGGCTGGTGGGTGCGCCAGGACATCGTTTGGAGCAAGCCAAATCCGATGCCCGAGTCGGTGCGGGATCGCTGCACCAAGAGCCACGAGTACATTTTCCTGCTGACGAAGAGCGCGAATTATTACTACGATGCCGAGGCGATCAAGGAGCCGGCCGCCGGCGCCGCGGACCACCCGCGAAACAGCTTCGGCACCAAGGATTACGAGGTGCCGGGCCAGAAACCGCAGAAGCGCACAGCTCGCGGCGTCGGGTTTGGTCATGGCACCGATGCCGATGCGCGTCAACGTGGCCGCGTCATGGCTTGCAGCAAAGACGATGGGCGCGACGAGCAGGGCTTGCGCACCGCCGCGCGCATGGGCGGTGGTGCCGGCTTCCGCGAGGATCCCGCAGCCCGCCCCGATATGCGCAACAAGCGTAGCGTCTGGACCATGGCCACGCATTCATTCGCCGAGGCCCACTTCGCCACGTTCCCGCCGGAATTGCCCGAGATTTGTATCCGCGCCGGCTGCCCACCTAGCGGCACGGTGCTGGATCCGTTCTTCGGGGCCGGCACCACCGGTCTTGTCGCCGACCGGCTGCAGCGCGACTGCATCGGCATCGAGCTGAACCCGGCATACGCCGAGATCGCGCGCAAGCGTATCCAAGGGGAATCTAGTTTGCTCGCAGACGTCCATCTGGTGGTCGGCACGCCTGTGCCTCGTGTCGGCGAAGCGCACTTGTCACTGATTCCTGAGGTCGCCCCTCGGCAAATCGCAATATTAGAAATGGAAGCAGTATGAGCAAAACACAATCAACCATCGCCCGCCCCACGGACGAGCACCTGGCAGAGCTTTATACGGTCCAACGCCTTGGCTGCCCCGATATAGGGAAGCTCTACCAGCGCGATGCCAAGACCGTCCATTATTGGCTGAAGCGCGCCGGCATCGCTACGCGGCCGCGTGGAAGCGACCCTGCGCAGTGGTTCGCACGTGGCGGCGATCCACGCAGCTTCTCTGGCACCAAACACAGCGCCGCAAGCCGCACGCTCATCGCCATTGGCTCGAAAGGACGCAAACCGTACCTGCGGGATGGCATGCACTGGCTTCATACGGTGCCTGCAGACCAAAACCCTAATTGGAAGGGCGGTGCAACCCCGGAACGTCAGGAGTTCTATCGCACACCAGAATGGAAGGCGACCGCCAAGGCTGTTTGGCGCCGGGAAGACGCGTGCTGCCAGCGCTGCAAGCTGGATTGGCGCACGGTCGACCGCGCCAGCACGCCCACCTTTCATATCCATCATGTGATTTCCTTCGCCGTGCGCGAGCAGCGCGCAGTCGTCAGCAACCTGGTCCTGCTGTGCCGGCCGTGCCACTACTGGGTGCACAGCAACGAAAATGAGCGGCGTGCCTTCCTTGCGGAGCGTGAAGCATGACGCGCGCAAATTTCAGTGGATTCGTGCTGGGCGCGATGCCCGGCACCAAGGCCGAGATCGTCATCAAGTCGGGCGTCAGCCAGGCAGCCGTGCTGCGGTGGGTGCGCCTGCTGCATGCCGAGCGCAAGATTTACATCGCAAGCTGGAAGCCGCACCCACGTGCCGGCGCCGCCATGGCCGTGTATGCCGTCGGCAATCTGCCAGACGCTCCCTGCAAGCTGCAGCACCAGACCAAGCGTCAGACGCGACTGCGCTTCGAGGCCAAGGCCAAGCAGGACGGCCGCTGGGACTCGATGAAGGCGCGCTGGCGCAGTAAGTACTGGATCCGCAAGGCGGGTGCCGTGGGTGATCCGCTGGTGGCTGCGCTGTTCGGCGGGGCGCGCGCGCAGGAGGCTCGACCTTGAATTATTACCCTTTTCACATCGGCGACTTCCGCTCCGGGACGGTGAACATGTCGCGCCAGGCGCGCTGGATTTACCGCGACATGATGGACGTCTACTACGACGTCGAGGCGCCACTTCCGCTCGACATCGATGTGTTGTGCGACGCCCTGGGCGTCGAGGCGGCGGACGAGCGCGCGATTGTCGAGCGACTGCTTCGCTTCAAGTTCCTCAAGACAGATGCGGGCTACCGGCACGACGTCTGCGAGCAGGTGATCGCGGACTACCAAGTCAAGGCTGAGACAGCGAAAGCAAATGGCAAGCTGGGTGGTCGCCCGCGCAAGCAAACGGCAACCAATCAAGAACCCAGCGGGTTTCCATCCGGTTCTGATTCGGATGCTATCGACAACCCAGCTAAAACCGGATCAAAAACTAACCAAGAACCAATAACCAATAACCATAAACCAGTAAAGACAAAAGACAAGTCGCCTCCGGCTCCCGATGCCCTGTTCCCCGACGTCGATTCGCAGATCGTCGCCGACTTCAAGGCGCTGCGGACGAAGCACAAGGCGCCCATCACGCGCACGGCCATGCAGGGCATTGTGCGTGAGGCCGAAAAAGCCGGGCTGACCCTGGAAGGCGCTTTGCGCATCTGCTGCGAGCGTGGCTGGCGCGGGTTCAAGGCCGAATGGATCACTCAGCACGCCGTGCGCGCCGGGCCAGGGCAGGGGGCTGGAACGGTCTACGCGCAGACCATGGCCGCCGCCGAGCGCGCCAAGGCCAGAATCTTTGGTAACGCAGCACAGCAGGGAGAAAAGCATGACGCAGGATGACTACGAGGATTTTGCAGGCATGGTGGGCGCGATCACCGAGCTCTACGGCCGGGCCGCAAGCGAGTTTGCGATCACGATCTGGTGGGGCGCGCTGCGCCAGTACGACTTGGCAGCTGTGCGCCAGGCATTCGACCGTCATGTCCGCAATCCCGATACTGGGCAGTTTGCGCCGAAGCCGGCCGACCTGATCCGGATGATGGGCGGAACTACGCAGGACTCGGCGCTTGTGGCTTGGTCGAAGGTCGACCGAGCACTGCGCGTCGTCGGTCCATATCGAAGCGTCGTATTCGATGATCCGCTGATCCACCGTGTCCTGGTCGAGATGGGCGGTTGGGTCTCGCTGGGCGCGAAGACGGAGCACGAGTGGCCATTCGTCGGCAAGGAGTTCGAAAACCGGTATCGCGGCTATCGCATGCGCAACGAACGGCCGGATTACTCGCCGGTGCTGGTGGGTATGTCGGAAGCGCAAAACCAGCGCGCCGGTTTTGGCGTGGAGCCGCCGATGATGATCGGTGACCAGAAGCTGGCTGCGCTGGTGATGGCGGGTGGAACGTCGCAGCAAATCATCGCCATGGCGCCAGTCGGCGCGCTTGCAGCGCCGCTGGCTCGCATTAATGGGCGCGCAGCATAGCGGCAAAAGCTGCTCAGGCTTGCGGAGCGGTTCGCTACAGCACGAACGTGGCGGGGCCGCTACCAAGCCTCATCCGATACGAAAAGAATTGAATACAGAGGCTCTATGCAAAATCAAGAAAACAAAATCGCAGCAAACAAACGCTTGGCCGAGCTGCTCGGCTGGACCAGCCTCATCGAGGTGGGTGGTGCCCTGGTCGGCACGCCGCCGGCGGGCGCCGCCGAAAGTCGTGGCCAGGCGCTCGTACCGGACTGGCTGGGCGACTGGACGGCGTCCGCGCCGCTGCTTGTGCAGTTCGAGCTCCGGCTGATGCCGATGTCGGCAGGCGTCGACGCAGCCGGTTTCCTGGAGTGGTACCGGTTTTATCCGGATAAAGATGCCGCGGCGCGCGCCGCAATCGTCAAGGCGGCCACGCATCGGCTGGAGAAAGCGCGATGATGGCCCGTGGCTTGCAGGCGCTTGGCCGCCTCAAGGTCGGCGCCATGAACAAGACCGAGGCCGCGTATGCGCAGACGCTGGAGCTGCGCAAGGCGCCGGCGAGGTGGCCTGGTACAAGTTCGAGGGCGTCAAGTTCCGCCTGGCTGACAACACTTTTTACACTCCGGATTTTGCCGTGCTGCTGACGGGCGGCGCGCTGGAGGCGCACGAAGTGAAAGGTCACTGGCAAGACGACGCGCGCGCGAAGATCAAAATCGCGGCCGACATGTATCCGCTGCGCTTTGTTGCCGTGCAGTCGCTGCCGAAGAAGGCGGGCGGCGGCTGGAAAGTGGAGGCTTTCTAAAGCAATATTCAAGATTCGGCGCAATGTTCAGACGCCGAATCATTCTGTGGCTAAATTGGACGAGCTATGCCCTGCCCGAACCACCACAAGCGCCGCACTTTTCACCGGACGGAAATGCTGAAATGGTGTTTGCGTTAATTGACTTGTTAAACGATTCGTTGGTCGGAATCATTTTTTTTCGTTCAAAAGTAACCTGTACGTACTCTACCGACGTCGTGCCAACTCTTATATCGACGGTATCAATTAATTTACCTGAATATGCAAATTCCCGTGCGGCGCTCTCAATTAATTTTTTGTCCATTTTTATCCTATTTAAATTTTATCAATCTTGTCACGATTTAATTCGTCTTCTACCAGTTTTTTATAGAATTTCATCGCAGCCTTATTTTGCTTCAGTAAGGCTTCACCATCGAGGGTGCTACTTGGAAAAACTCCACACTTGTATATTTCATCATAATGTTTCATATATCCATCCCTGAAAGTTCGCAATATGACTTTTTCGTCAATCATGCCTCCTTCGCAGCAAAGAGCCACTAACTCCAAGGTGTTTACAATTTTTATTGCGTCTGGCGTAATCGGATTAGCGGGATCTATACTATTTAGAGTAGACATGTGATCCCAAAGGGGCAGTAACAATTGTCGTTGGCTAAGAAGTTTTTGATTTTTGTGGACTTTGAAGGCCACGATAATTCCTACTGATGCTGCGATCCCAGATAGGGTGGCGCCTAGTGCTGTCATTAAATTTTGAACGATTGTCCAATCCATTTGTTGCCCTCGTGAAATAATTTATAAATGATATCAATAATTTCAACGTATAAACTCTCCAATTGTCACGATTCTCATTTGAAATGCGACAACTTTTTATCAATCTTAGAATTTTCAGAGCGGTGTTGTTGCCCGCTCCGAGGGAGAGGAGTGGTCATGATCGACCCGTCAAAGTGTTCTAAAATGTGGATTGGGAGGACTGTTTTAAGCTGGAAATGGGTGTTAACATTGCTCCACAACTGAAAGGCAAACATGGGCTTCACTGATCGCTACATCGCTTCAATCGGATCGTCCAATCTGATGGACGACGCTCAACACCACCAGACGGACCCGTTGGCCGCTGCGGCTCTGGCCGGCGATGTCGGCGCGCTGCTGTGCCGCGTGAAGTACGCCGATGGCACACTCAACCGCATGTTCGAGGGCAATCAGCAGAACTTGGCGCAGTTGCTGCGTATTTGGACGGTCGAGGTTATCAAGCGCGCCCGCGCGCGCCGCTGGGTGCCGGAAAACACGGCCTGGGATGCGGCAGCGGCTCAAGCGCTTTACCGGCGCGTAGCCGAGAAGTCGCTGGCGCACTGGCTCGACGGCACGTGCAAGGGCTGCAGTGGCACCGGCGTCAAAGTGCTGCTGGGGAATGGTATCTGCACGAGCTGCAAAGGAACCGGTGTCGCGGCAGTGTACGGTGTGGCCGGTCTGGAACTTGAGCGCGTCAAGGATATGGTCAGCGAGCTGAGCTCAATTCACGACAGTCATTCTGGCCGGGCAGGCAGCTTGTTACGCGGCGGAGACATGTAGCGCAAGTTTTCTTTAAGCCTGTGTTTACAAACAGTACTTCTGCGGTATACTTCAATCCTCAGTTCAAGAAAATTCTTCCGGAAATCGTAATGTGCGCATCGCGCCACCGATAGCTGGAACTCGCGACAGTACCCGGACCCAGCGCCGTACCTGCACGCCTTGAATTTGCCGCTCACCACGCGCTATAGTCGTGGGAGCAAAAAATAAGCCACCTCATGGGTGGCTTTTCATTTTGCGAGAGTTTTATCGAATTCGCATTTTCAGTTGTTCGATCTCATCTTTTAGCTCCTCGATTTCTTTGTTCAGAGCGAAAACTACTTGCCCTGTATCGCGGCAGTTTTGCGCAAGGATCTCCAAAGCAGCTTGCGTTGATTTTCCACTAATATCCGGGCCGCCGTTGAATGTTAAGTTTCGCATTTCTCTCCTTTGTGATTACACGCCAGGTCGTGGCGTAGTCGCTTGAAGTTGCCATTATTGCATATAAAAATCGAGAGATTGCATAGGTCGAATGCAGTGAACGCATATGAGTTGGCCAGATGCGCGCGTGATCATGCCGCCGCAGGCCTGAAAAGGAGGTGCACCGTGAAGTAGCGATCCAGCAACCAAGCAAGTCAATCAATCAGTCGGGCGCCGCCGCGAGGCTGCTCGCCAAACCTACGCTGGGACGCTGTCACCCGGCACCAACAATCCTAAGTGTTATCTCAGTTAGCAACTTTGCAATCGTGCAAAGTTGTGCTGCGCGCTGTGTGTAGAGCCAGAAAAAATCGTATTTGGTCATAGAGGCCTCATTGGTTGTTTGTTCAATCATGAGGGCAATGCAAATACGATTCCTCTGGTGGGTTTTCCAGAACGCGGGCGTAGCTCAATGGCAGAGCGGAAGCCTTCCAAGCTTTCCACGAGGGTTCGATTCCCTTCGCCCGCTCCAGCTGAGTTGCAATGCCAGCCTTTTGCTGATGCTAGCTTTTTTATCGACTGCTTTAACTAATCCGGCTACTATCTGTAGAGCTATGGCAATAATGCTAAGCAAAAACACGGAGATTTTTATGTCGATTATCAAAGACGGTTTCTACAAAGTTGCTTTCGCGGCCGGACTTCCTGGGGAAGGAGGCCTCGTGGTGGCAAAGGATGACTCGGTTTATGGTGGTGACAGCCAGTTTCTCTACAGCGGCAAGGCAACTGGCGATCAATCGCAGGTAACTTCAGCGATTACAGTTTCCGCGCTGTCAGGCACGGCTAAGTCGGTCTTTGGTAGCACCGGTGGCAAGTTCATGCTGCAGGCGAAGGGAACCGCGAGTGGTACGAGCTTCCACCTTGCGGCACCGGCGCCTATTCCAGGCGCGCAAGGGATTGTAATTACGGGAACTTGGATTGCGCCGCTAGAGTTGTAATAATAAGCTTATGTTGATGTAAGCCCGCTGCGCTGCGGGCTTTTTACATTTCAGATATCTGTTTCTCCCTTGGCTTTCGCCGCTGGCCGCATCACTGCGCTGGCGGCTTTTTTATATGAGGTGAAGCATGTCCAACTTCGATACGGCAGTATGAGCATGCTCGCCATCCTGATGATCCTGTGCGGCACCGACCATCCCACGTCGGCGCGAACCACGCCACGCGCGCCAGTGGCCAGCACTTGGCCGTACAAATGACGATGCGCAGGTGTCGTGGGCTCAGTCGCGGTAGCGCTCGGGACAGGGCGTATTGGCCTCGATCCAGTAGTGAAGCAGCTGAATCTGCTTCGCGATGCGAACTCGCCTGAGGGGGCTGCAAGGAGTTGAGGGTAGTGGCATTTCCAGCGCCACATAGCGATCAAGACGGGAAAAGTAGTTTTTTTCGAACATGACGTCCTCCGGTGGTTAAGAGACCATTTTAAGGGCGTTTCGCAGCCTCCAGATTCAGCAGCAGCTCAAATCAATTTTGCGTAGGCGTGTTTGCTTGCAATTTGCCAGCGCGCTCCAGTGACAGGGCTTACAAAACGGGCGCAGCTCACCGACGTAGCAATGATCCAGAGGACTCCAGCCGCGATGCACCGCGGCGCCTGCTGGGGGAGCGCGGTGACACAACGAAAGCCGAAATGCAGAAAATCCAACATCCATCGAATAACGGCGTGCTCGGCGCACCTGCAGGCTGGGACCAGGGCGAGTTGCCATGCAACGCGCTGCCGATCACGCGCACGCACGCGGGCGACCTGCCGGCCGTGCTGTCGTACTGGTGCCTCGATGCTGACGAACTGGCCGCGCTGAACGCCGGCGGCGCCGTCCGGCTGTGGGTGGTGGGCGCAACGATGCCGCCTGTGATGCTCGATGTGGAGCCATCCCCGTAGCAAAGAAATGGAATACACATGGGGCGCAAATCAGCACTGACCGAAAAGCAGTGGGCAGCGATAGGCCAGCGACTCCTCAAGGGGGAGGCGGCCCGAGCGCTTGGCCGAGAATTCGGCGTATCCGAAGCCGCGATCAGAAAACGCTTTGGTGCGCAGACGAAACAAATAAAAGACGTTGCAAATCAATTGGTTGCGGCGGAGTCGGCATTTAGTGCGCTGCCGATTGGTGCGCAGATAAGTGCGCGCACTTTGGCCGACGAGCTGAAAGAAATCTCGATGCACCTGGCTGGCGCCGCACGATATGGTGCTGCCACCGCGCACCGGCTGTCCGGCATCGCGCACAACAAGGCAGGCGAGATCGATGACGCCGAACCGCTGGACGACCAGAGCCGCTTGGCCTTGGGCGATATTGCCGTGCTGACGAGGATGGCCAACGGCGCCGCCGAGATCGGCATGAACCTGCTGAAAGCCAGTAAGGACGTGAAGCCGGACGACGACGCGCCAACACCTGTCGCCATCACCTTCGGCGTGAAAGACGCCAAGCGCCATGACGACAATCCAGTTTGACCTGAACGTCCCGCAATCGAGCTTCCTGCAGCTGCCGCACAAGTTCAAGGCCTACGTGGCCGGGTTCGGCTCGGGCAAGACGTTTGTGGGCTGCGCCGGCATCTGCGCCCACTTTTGGGTGTGGCCAGGCATCAACCAGGGCTACTTTGCGCCGACCTATCCGCAGATCCGCGACATCTTCTATCCCACGATGGAAGAGGTGGCCTTTGCGATGGGCTTGCGCATCAAGGTGAAGCAGGGCGACCACGAAGTCGAGGTCTACGAGGGCCGGCGCTATCGCGGCACGGTCATCTGCCGCTCGATGGAAAAGCCGGAAACCATCGTCGGCTTCAAGATCGGCCATGCGCTGATCGATGAACTGGACGTGATGCCGCTGAAGAAGGCGCAGATGGCCTGGCGCAAGATCATCGCCCGGATGCGCTACAACGTGCCCGGTCTTATGAACGGCATCGACGTGACGACGACGCCCGAGGGTTTCAAGTTTGTTTATCAGCAGTTCGTGAAGGCAATCCGCGACAAACCTGAGCTGGCCAGCCTGTACGGCTTGATCCAGGCCAGCACCTTTGACAATGAACTGAACCTTCCCGACGACTATATCCCGTCGCTGATGGCCAGTTACCCGCCGGCGCTGATCGATGCCTACCTGCGCGGCAAGTTCACCAACTTGACCAGCGGCAGCGTGTACGCCGACTTTGACCGCGCGCTGAACCACACGAACGAGATCATCCTGCCGGGCGAGCCGCTGATGGTGGGCCTGGACTTCAACGTCCAGAACATGACCGCCTGCGTGAACGTGGTGCGCGACGGCCTGCCGCGCACGCTGGCCGAGCGTGTGCAGGTGCGCGATACGCCGGCCATGGCCAGGATCCTGAAGGAAGACTTTAAGGACAAAGGCCACCAGGTAAAGATTTTCCCGGATGCCTCCGGCCAGAACACCAGCAGCAAGAACGCCAGCGAGTCCGACCTGTCCATTTTGCGCCAGGCGGGCTTCCTGCTCGAAGTAAACCACTCAAACCCAGCGGTCAAGGACCGGGTCAACGCCTACAACGGCATGATCCTGAACGCGCAGGGCGAGCGCCGCTGGAAGATCAACACCGACCAGTGCCCGACCACCACCGAGGCACTGGAGCAGCAGGTGTGGGGCGCCGACGGCCAGCCGGACAAGAAGTCTGGCCACGATCACCCGAATGACGCGAATGGCTACTTCCTCGTGAAGCGCTACCCGATCGTGAAGAGCACGACGACCACCGCGCCGCTGCGCATGTAACAACAAGGATTTCCATGACCGACGCCGTACGCAAACAATCAGCCGAAGCCGCGAAGCTGAACGAGGATTGCTCCCTGGTTGCCGCGCTGCTGGGCGGCACCAAGGCCATGCGGGTCGCCGGCAAGACGTATTTGCCGCAGTGGCCAGGCGAGGATGACGAAACCTATAAGCTCCGCTTGGCGGTGGCCACGCTGTTCCCGGCTTACGCCCGCACCATTGACGTGCTGTCGGCCAAGCCGTTCAGCAAGCCCGTGACGCTGGGCGAGGACGTGCCGGAACGCTTGAAGCCTTGGTTGCAAAATGTCGACCTGGCCGGCCGTGATCTGCACAGCTTTCTCTCGGAGATTACCCAGGAGGCGATGGGATTCGGCTTCTCGGGCATCCTGGTCGACTTCCCCAAGGCTGGCAATCTGGTCACGAAGGCAGACGAGCAGGCCGCTGGCGTGCGCCCGTACTTCGTCCAGGTGCATGTGCAAAACATCCTGGGCTGGCTGCCGAAGAATGCCACCAGCCTGGAAGGCTTGACCCAGCTGCGGTTGCTGGAAAGCGTGTCCGAACCGGATGGCGACTTCGATACCAAGGAAATCGAGCAGGTGCGCGTCCTGGGGCGCGGCACCTGGCAGACCTGGCGCCAACGCGAAACGGCAGGCAAAAAGGACTGGGTGCTGCACGAGGAGGGCGCCACCACACTGAAGCGCATCGCGTTCGTGCCCGTCTACGGCAAGCGCCTGGGCTACATGCAAGCCACGCCGCCGCTGCTCGAGCTGGCGCACAGCAACGTCGAGCATTGGCAGAGCAAAAGCGACCAGCAGAACATCCTGCACGTCGCGCGCGTGCCGATCCTGTTTGCCAAGATGCTGGGCGAGGGCGGCATTACCGTCGGCGCCGGCAGCGCAGTCAAGTCCGAAGCGCCCGAAGGTGACCTGAAATTCGTGGAACATGGCGGCAAGGCCATCGAGGCGGGCCGCCTGTCCATCCTCGATCTGGAAGACCGCATGCGCCAGGCGGGCGCCGAACTGCTGGTGATTAAGCCCGGCAACGTGACCGAATCGCAGACGCTGGCCGACAACGAGCAGGGCGCATGCGCGCTGCAGAAGATCGCGGGCAACGTCGAAGACGCCGCAGATCAGGCGCTGCAGCTGATGGCTGACTGGGTGAATGAGCCGGAAGGAGGTCACGTTACGATTTTCAAGGACTTTGGTGCTGCGTCGCTGGCCGAGGCCAGTGCTGAGTTGCTGTTCAAGAGCGCCGCCGGCGGGAAAATCTCGGGCGAAACCTACTTCAGCGAGCTGCAACGCCGCGGCATCCTGTCGCCAGACCTGAAATGGGAGGATGAGCAGGAGCGCATCCAGTCTGCTGTACCCGACCTGATGGTGGCATAGGTGGGCGCGCTCGAAGAGTGGCTTGCTGAGATGTTCCTCGTGCACTCCCTGAACCTGCTGCGTTTCTCGGCCGGCACGCAAGACAAGATCCTCGTGCTGATGGCGGCGATGTCGAAGGAATTGACGGCCAAACTGAACGAGGGCGAGGTATCGACCTATGGCAAGCAGCGCCTGGGCGCGCTGTTGCGCGAGTCGAACGCCTTGATCTCGTCGCACTACACCGGCATGCAGGCCGAAATGGCCCGCGACCTGGCCGGCATGGTGCGCATCGAGGCCGATTACACGGCCAAGGTGCTGACGCAGGGGCTCAAGATCGAGCTGGGCGCCAAGCTGCCGCCGGCGAACTACCTCGAAAAGCTGATCGGCGACACGCTGCTCAAGGGCGCATCGTCGGCGGACTGGTGGAAGCGCCAGGCCCTCGACACGCAATTTCGATTCGCCAGCCAGGTGCGGCTCGGCGCAGCGCAGGGCGAAACGACGTCACAGATCGTGTCGCGCGTGCTGGGCAAGAGCTCGAAGGCGGCTGATTCGCTGGCCAACAAGCCGGCATTGCCTGCTACGCCTCCAATGCCCGATGCGAAGGCGCCGCCCGCCGGGCCGGCAACGAAGCCGGGTGTACCGCCAGCTGATCCGGCCGCCAAGCCTCCCGGGGCCGCACCGGATCCTGTTGCACCAGGTGAGCAGGGTATCTTGAAAACGTCAGCCGCAAATGCTCGTGCGCTGGTGCACAGCTCGGTGCAGGCTGTGGCCAATGCTGCGCGGCTGGCTTCATTCCAGCAGAACGCGGACCTGATCGAGTGCCTTGTCTGGCTCAGCACGCTCGATTCGCATACCTGCCTGCTGTGCGCAATGCGCGACTTGCACGAGTATTCGCTGCACGACCAGGAGCCGATCAACCATACCCACGAGTGGGCAGGCGGGCCTGGCGCTATTCATTTCAGCTGCCGCTGCGTGCTCAGCACGCGCACCAAGTCGTTCGCGGACCTGGGCATTGAACTGGACGAGCCGGGCGAGAGCACCCGGCCCAGCGACGGCGGGGCGGTCAGCAGCAAGATGAACTTCAAGGACTTCCTGGCCAGCAAGGACAAGGCCTGGCGGGCTGAGTACCTGGGCCCGGGCCGTGCCGAGATGTACGAGGCGGGCAAGATCACGCTGAATGACTTAATGAACCTCAAGGGACGCAAGCTGACGCTGGAAGAACTGCAGGCGAAGTACAAATAAAAAAAAGTGAGGGCGAATGGAAATTGCACTGAAAGTTGCGGCTGGCGTATGGGGCGCGTGGGTCATCCTAAACCTGCTGATGATCGCTCTCGCGGCGACTGTTCTGCCGGTGCACCAGGTGCACTTCGACGGATTCCGGGCGCGGCTGCCGACCTCGTTGCCGACGCTGCTGGCGCCGGCTGAGATTGCCGCTGTCGTCGCACACGAGCATGGCCACGGCCATCACCTGCATATCTGGACCAATCTGCTGTTGCGATGCCTGCTTTTGACGCCCGGGCCGCAGCGCCGGCGCCGACAGGAAATCGAGGCCGATGACTATGCTGTGGCGCGCGGACACGGCGCCCACTTGGCCAGCGCGCTGCGCAAGCTGTCGAGCCATCCCGACGATGTATCGCGAGCCGAGCGCCTGGAGCGCATGTAGCACAAACGATTTCACAGACCGCCCTTGAGGTGGTTTTTTATTGCCGCGAGCGGACGCGACGCGGCGCACGGCCGGAAGGTCATTGATAGGGCGGATGCCCAGAAAGAAACAACCATGCCATTCAAATTCAACGCAGACGGAACCATTGCAATCGACGGCGAGAAGAAGCTGCCGATCTTTATCCATCCCAACGGTACCGAAGCACCATTCGACGCGGATACCACGCTGGGCACAATCACCCGCTTGAACGGCGAGGCCAAGACCCACCGCGAGGCGAAGGAGGTTGCAGAAGCCAAGCTGAAGACCTTTGAAGGCATCGAAGACGGTGTGGCCGCCCTGGCCGCGCTGAATACGGTGAAAAGCCTGAGTTCCGGCGAACTGAAGACGGCGGCCCAGGTCAAGGAAATCCAAGACGCGGCCGCCAAGACCGCGCAAGAGCAAGTCGCCGCCCAAGCGAAGGCGAGCGCCACGCAGTTGCAGGAACTGACCGCGCAGCTGGATAAGCGCACCAACGAATTGAACACCCACATGATCGGCGGCGGCTTCGCCAGTTCGAAGCTGCTGACCGACGATAAGCACCCGAGCCGCCTGGCGATCCCGACCGAGATGGCAAAAGCCTATTTCGGCAGCCATTTCAAGGTCGAGGACGGCAAGATGGTGCCGTACGACGCCGCCGGCAACAAGATTTTCTCGCCGACTCGCCCGGGTGAAGTGGCCGACTTCGATGAAGGTCTGGCGCAGCTGGTTGCCGCCTGCCCGTTCAAAGATCAGATCCTGAAGGGCTCCGGCGCATCTGGCGGCGGCGCGCAAGGCGGTGGCTCGGGCGGCAGCGGAAGCGCCAAGCAGGTCACGCGCGCCCAGTACGAAGCGGCCGATCCATCGGCACGCGCCGGCCTGCTGAGTGGCGGCGCCGTGCTGGTCGACTGATCCCGATTTCCCCGTTTCTCCGAATGGCCTGCCGTGTGCAGGCTTTTTCGTATCTGCACTAACGCATCACCGCAATACATTTGCCGGCGCCTGGATGGGCTAAGTCGGTGCTTTGGGCCGGATGGCCTGCTGCTGGATATCCCAAACCACTTACCTTTAAGGCAATCAACATGAAAAAAATGTTCGCTTTTGCCGTGGCGCTCGCCGCCATGGCATTCTCCACTGCCGCCTCGACCGCAACCGCCAGCGCCCAGACTGTGCAGCGTTTCGCTGCGCCAGCCATCAACAAGGCAGTCTTCTGCGTACGCGTGGCGCGCGAGCTGGCGTATGGTTGCATCTGGAACTATGCCGCCAAAACCGGCCTGGTGCTCGGCCCCAACAACCTGACAGGCCTGATCAATACGCTGTATAACGCGATGGACGTGGTGTCCCGTGAACAGATCGGCATGATTTCCGCCGTATCGAGCGACATGACTTTCGCGCGTGCTGCGGTCGGCCAGACCGTGACTTCGCCAGTTGCGCCGCCTGCGACGGCAACGGATATCGTGCCGGCCGTTACGCCACCGGATGACGGCAACCAGAACATCGGTAACAAGGGCGTCACCTTGACGAAGGCGCGCCGCGTGCCGATCCGCTGGAACGGCGAAGAAAAGCTGGCCCTCGACAACAGCGGTAACAGCTACAACATCATCCTGCGCGACCAGTTCGCGCAAGCGATGCGCACGCTGGCCAATGAAGTCGAAAGCGACCTGACGGCGCTGCACGTCAAGGCGTCGCGCGCTTACGGTACCCCGGGCACCGCCCCGTTTGGCATCGCCAACGAACTGAATGACACTGCCGGTGCGCTGCGCATCCTGGAAGACAATGGCGCCCAAGGCCTCGACTTCCAGCTGGTCCTGGGAAGCGCCGCCATGCAAAACATGCGCAGCAAGCAGTCGGGCCTGTTCAAAGTCAATGAAGCGGGCCGGGAAGACATGCTGCGTAACGGTATCACCGACCGCTTGCAGAATCTGGCGCTGCGCCAGTCGTCCCAGATCAAGCGCCCAGCCAAGGGCACTGCGGCCGGCGCAACCACCAATGCGGCTGGCTATGCCTTCGGCGCCACCGTCATCACGCTGGCGGCAGCTGGTACCGGCACGTTCGTTGCTGGCGATGTGGTCAGCATTGCCGGCGATCCGGAAAACAAGTATGTGGTTGCCTCCGGTGATGCGGACGCCTCGAACGGCGGCACCATCACCCTGGCTGCTCCCGGCCTGATGCAGGCAATCCCTGCTGCCGCAACGGCGATCACCGTTGCCAACGTTGGCTTCCGCAACCTGTTCTTCGCCCGTTCGGCGATCGTGCTGGCCACCCGCGTGCCAGCGTTGCCAGCGCAAGGCGACTCGGCTGTTGACCGCACCATCATCACCGATCCGGTGTCGGGCCTGTCGTTCGAGGTGAGCATGTACATGCAGTACCGTCAGGTGCAGTACGAGATCGCACTGGTATGGGGCTGCGGCACCGCCAAGGACGAGCACTTCGGCATCCTGCTGGGCTAACCACCAACTCGGCCCGGCCAGCACTGCGGTGCTGCCGGGCCTCACCTGGATATCATCATGACATTTAAAATTGTTTCCACCGACCCGGCCAGTCAAGGCCCATTCGTCGTGATCAATAAATCCGACTTTAACCCCGACGTGCACGAGTTGTACGGCGACGACAACGACCTCGGCGCACCAGCCGAACGCGCGCCAACCATGGCCGAACTGCTGGCCACCCGCGATCAGCTGCTGGAGCGTGAGCGCGAATTGGCAAAGCACCAAGAGCGCATTGCCGAGCAAGCGCGCGAGAATGAAGCTGCTGCGGACCGCGTCGCCGAGCAGTCCCGGGTCAACGATGTCGAAGCGCAGCGCCTGCGCGACGAAGCGGTAAACCTCCAGCTCGCCAAGGATGCCGCTGCTGCCGCCACGCAGACGCAAGCTGCATCGGCAACGGCCACTGCCGCGGCCGAAAAGCCAGCTAAAGCCGCCAAGCCGTAATCCCTGGCCAGCACCGCCCCGCACGCCGGGGCGCCATATAAACCGCACTCCCGAAAGCCAATATGCCAACCATCACCGCCGGCGGCACGCCGCAAACCATCACGCTGCCCGAGGGCCAAGTCCTGAATGTCAGCGGCTCGGCAGGCACGGCCGGCGTGGTGTACCGTCTCAACCAGGCCCTGGGCGGCACGAATTCACTGCAGTCCTGGCCCGTAAAGTTGGGCATTCTGGCTGCCATTGGCCCGTACGCCGGCCAGCAGCAGTTCCTGGTGACATGCGCAGCCGGGGAAGTGACGGCCAATGTCGCCGCGGCGCGCCCGCCAAGCCAGCGGCAGCGGTCGAGTATCGGCACTGAGCTTATTGGTGGATACTTGGCGCCGCCCGTTGTTGTCGGGGCGACTCCATATAACGAGCTGATGCAGTTCACGTTGCCGACGGACTGCGATGCGATGGCTGTCACGTTGCTGAATGCCGATGCAGCAGAAGTTACCGGCGTCAAGGTTAGCGTGGGCTTCGGCTCTACACTTGGCGCCGCAAATGGCACACTGGGACTGGCGGCATCCGGTTTGCCGGCTGGCGGAGCGCTGACAAAGTGCACTCAAAACGGTAATGCGACAGGCACGCTGTCAGCGGCAAGCGAGGTTTCCACCGGGCCAGCCGGGTCGAACATTGGCGGCTCGGCATGCGGATATGGCACGTTTGACATGACTTTTTGCCCAACGGTTCCGCGCGTCGACGGCAACGATCTGGATAAGCCCGTGGGCTATATCAGCATCACTTGGCCGCCAGGCTCGAAGCGTACGTTCATCGAAATGAATGGCACCACGTCGCTGAGCTGGCAAAACGAGGGGTCACAGGCAGCGCGCATCGCACCGTATGGACACCCTCGTCGTGTGATGACGTCGACTGGTGGAGACGCGCAGAACAATCCGGCGTTTTATCTTGCATCGAATGGTGCTACTCGCAGCCATACGCAGTTTCCAGCAGCCATGATCCACTTTTCGATGCGGAGCGGCGAGGTCGAGACTTGGCTTCTTCCAGGCGATTCGCTCGCTGCGGGCAGCGGCGCGACGCCGCAGTATTGCTGTTTACTTGACGAAATCCGTGCCCTTGTTTCGACGCCCAAAAATCCGATGTGTGTGGTGAACTTGGCAGTTCCTGGTTCGGACATGACAAAGATTTTGCAGCGAGTTCGGTCGGTAATTGATCTTTTTGCAGGCGTGAATGCTTTGGTTGCCTCCGCGACGGTGAATTCACTGGGCTCGCCGATAACGCAAACCAGCCTGAACCTTATCCGCCGGGATTATGCTGGTATCCGAAAACTGCTGGACCGTCAGCGCATCTTTAATGTCACCGCGACGTGCCCAGCCACGGGGACGACGTGGAAGCAATATGGCTACTCCGATTCCTTGCGTCTTGCCAACAATGATTTCTATCTGACGTCAGGTATCCCATGTTTGCCGCTGGCTGAATCGATCGTTGGGCCGACGGTGACAGTGCCAACCGGGCCCCAGGCAGGTCAACCGCAGCAGTCGATCGCGCCGAAGTACACGATTGACGAGATCCATCCGATTACGCCCGGCTACCAGAAGCAGGCGGATGATGTTTGCCCGATGTGGATGGCATTATGAGCATAACCGTCGAAACTGGCGCCGGCCTGCCTGGCGCCGACTCCTATGCCAGCATCATCGAGGCGGATGCGCGCTGCGCCAGCCTGGGCGCTACCGCTTGGGCAGCGCTCGGGGAGGAGGGCAAGGAAATCGCGCTACGCAAGGCCACTTTGTTTATGGCCACCTACCGCACGCGCTGGGCTGGGCGCCGTGTTTATCAGCAGCAGGCGCTGGACTGGCCACGCTACAATGTGCTGGTCGATGGCTTCACCGTGCCCAGTACCATCGTACCAGCGGATGTCGTCAATGCCTGCATCGACCTGGCCGTGCGCGCCGGCAGCGGCGAGGATCTGCTGCCGGACCTCGACACTGGCTCGAACGCGATCAAGAAAGACAAGACCGGGCCGCTGGAAACGGAGTACTTCCAGAACACTACGGATGCGCGCGAGCGCTTCGTTGCCGTGGATGCGCTCTTGGCACCTTATTTCGGTTCGGCCGGTGGCGGCAATTCGGTCAGGGTGGTGCGAGCATGAGCACGTTCCCCGTGGTGCAAATCGAGGGCTGCGCTGCGCACGAGAATACGTACAGCCATAACGGCAAGGTGTGGACGGTCACAAACCTCATCGCTCGCTCCAAGGATCTGGAGCCGTTTGACCTGCCACTGGCGGCTATCTATCTCGGCACCGAAGTCTGGACGCCAGAAGGCTCACCGTTCGGCATGGCGCACCACATGCGGCGCGCGCTGGATGTTGACACTCGCCACCCGGTGATTCTGAGCCAAGAGGGCTTCATCATGGACGGCTGGCATCGCGTGCTGCGCGCGCTGATCGACGGCATGTCTTCCATCAAGGCGGTCCGTTTCAGCAAGACCCCGCCGCATGACTATCTGAAGGCTGACTGATGAGCGACTATGCAAAGACGGCTGCGCGCGCTGACGCCTCGCTGCGCCGCAAAGGCGGCATCGTGGTGCTGCGCCACGTCGTGACCGGCGAATACGACCCTGACTTGGGCACGGCACCCAGCACCACCGCCGACTACGAAGGCACGGGCGTCAAGATCAACTACGAGGCCGAGAACATCGACGGGACGCTGATCCAGGCGGGCGACCAACAGCTACTGCTGTCGCCGCTGCAGCGCAACGGTTTGCCGATCCCGCAGCCTACTGCCGCCGACCTGGTGCTCTTTGGCGGCGCCAGCTACACGGTGAAGGCCGTCGAAACCACAGCGCCGGTCGACGTGGCCGTGCTGCACACGCTGCAACTGAGGGGGATTTGATGGCCAGTCTGTCGTTTTCCATGCAGATCGCTGAATTCATTGCCAAGACCAAGGCCAACCAGGACTTGGTGGTGCGTGCCATCACCATGAAGATCGACAACAAGCTGGTACAGCGCTCGCCGGTCGGTGACGCCAAGTTCTGGAAGCACAAGCCGCCACCTGGTTACACCGGCGGCCGCTTCCGTGCCAACTGGCAGCTTTCCATCGGCTCGCCAGCTGCTGGCGTACGCGACCTGATCGACAAAGACGGTAGCGCCACAATCGCCGCCCACGGCAGCACTATCAGCGCGGCAAAGGCGGGTGACGTGATCTACCTCGTCAACAACTTGCCATACGCGAAGCGTATTGAGGAGGGCTGGTCGCGCCAGGCACCCGTCGGCGTTGTGATGCTGACTGTCGTGGAATTTCGAACCATTGTGGACAACGCGGTGAACGGCGTGCGCGACGGAAGCACTGCAAGCGAGTTCGCCCAAGGCTATTCGACCTATAAATTATGAGCCAACCAACAATACGCGCAGCGCTGGAGGCAGCACTGGTCAGCCTCTTGCCAGCCATCGATACCGCATGGCAGAACGTGCCGTACATGCCAGTCACCGGCCGCCCGTATCAAGCGGCATATTTGCTTCCTGCGGAGCCAGACAATCATTCCCTGGGCGACGGCTCGCGCCAGGAGCGCGGTATCTTTCAGGTCAGCCTGTTGTTTCCGGCAGGGCAGGGCACTGCAGCCGCCGGCGCCCGCGCTGAAATGATCAGGGAGCTGTTCCGCCGCGGCGCAAGCTTCACGAAGGGCGATGTGACCGTGCAGATCGAGCGCACGCCTGAAATCGCGGACGGCCGCGAGGATGGTGATCGCTGGATGGTGCCAGTTAAGATCCGGTATTTCTGCAACCTGTAACCCGCATTCACCCACATAGATCGCCTCGGCGGTCTTTTTTTTCGACCAAAGAAAGGCAATCCCCACCATGACCACTGCAAACGGCATCGACAGCCTGCTCGTTATCGGCAAGCAAACAGCGGAAGGCACGAAGGCGCTTGCCGCCGCCGGCCGCCTGTATCCGCGCGTGACCGCGACCTTCGACACGGACGCCGACAAGTACAGCTCGGCCGAAATCGACCCCAGCCAGCAGCAGAGCGATACGCGCCTGGGCAACTTCCGCACGTCGGGCGCCATCAAGGGCGAGGCCAGCTGCGGCACCTACGCCGTCCTGCTGGCTGCTCTGCTGCGCCGTGACTTTACGACCGGCGGTACCACCGCGGCACAAAATACCATCGCATCGGGCGCAACTGGCCTGACCCGCAGCGCCGGCTCGTTCCTGGCTGACGGCCACCGCGCGGGCACGGTCGTGCGCATCGGCGGCTTCCTGACCACCGGCGCGGCCAATAATGCCAAGAACTTCTTCGTCACCTCGGCCACCGCGCTGAAGCTGGCGGGCCAATTCATGGACGGTAGCGCCATGACGGTGAAGGTGGAGGGCGATCCGGTGACCGTGACGGCAACCGGCAAGCGCTCCTTCACGCCGCTGACCGGGCATACCACGGACTGGTTCACTGCGGAAGTGCAGGATCCTGGCATCGCCGTGAATCGTTGCTTCATCGACCAGCTGGTGAGCAAGGTCGACATCGCTGTGCAGCCGAACGGCATCACGAGCATGGACTTCACCCTGATAGGCAAACTGGAAGGTGCGACCACGCCGGCGGCGTACTTCGCGGCGCCGGCCGCCACGCCTGGTACCGGCAAATTCTCCGGCGCTACTGCAATGCTCTCGGTCGCCGGCATCCCGTCGCAAATCTGCACGGGCATGTCGCTGTCGCTGGATGGCCAGGTCAAGATCGATCCCGTGATCGGCTCGAAGTTCGCCACGGCCGCCTCGCGCGGCAAGGTGCTGGGCAGTGGCCAGTTCACGGTGCTGATGCAGGATTCGGCGTACATCGATTACTTCAAGCAGGAAGTTGAGCTGCCCCTGGCCTACGCCATGGCGGCCAGCACGGCGCCGCTGGCCGAGGTCATGACCATCGCCATGGGCCGCATCAAGATCACCAGCGCCAAGGTCGATGATGGCGAGAAAAACAAGATCGTGACCTGTGCATTCGACATCCTGCGCTACCAGGGCGCCGATGCGCAGCACGAGGCCACCACTGTGGCGTTCCAGGATACGAGCCTGGTGTAACCCTCCCGCCCGGCCCCGTGCCGGGTTTTCATTTTGGCGCAAGCGCCACCCCAGCACCGACCGGTCGCTGTCGCCTTCGTGGGCGCGGCGGCCGGCACGGGCACTTATTAAAACCCACGAAAGGCATTACCCATGAACACCACCCAAGCACCTGCAGTCCTGAACGCCGTTCAAGCCATCGCCGTCGCCGGTTTCGACATCGCCAACCTGTCCGCGCCGGCCGCGCGCGTGACCTTCGACGTGCCCGTAATCTTCGACGCCGACGGCGAGCCCGTGGCCGGCCTCAAGATCGTTGGCAAGAATTCCGACGAATACCGCAAGGAAAGCCATGCCGTGCGCGCCGAAGGCTACAAGAAGTCCGCCAAGCGCAAGACGGCCATCGATGCGTCGACCGATGAAGGCTCCAACCAGCTGGTGCACGTCATCGATGACAACCAGAAGCGCCTGGCGCTGGCTGTGGTCGTCGACTGGTACGGCTTCACCAGCAACGGCGTCGTCGTGCCGTTCGACAAGAGCCTGATCGCCATGGCGTTCGACAAATACCCGACCTGGCAAGAGCGCGTCACGGCCGCCCTGGAAAATGACGCCAATTTTTTGAAGGTCTAACCCAGGCCCTGCTGCTGTACGCCGATCACTTGTTTGATCGGGCTGCAGCGGCAGGCGACGGCAATGCCAAAGGTGATCACCTGGACACCGCCCGGCAAAATCCGCTTTACCGGGTGCCCGAAGCGCCGGCGGTGCCACAGCTGCCGCCCGAGCTGGCGTACATCTGGACCTGGTTCACCCAACTGAACCAGAAGCGTCAGTGCGGCATGGCTGTGAATGCCCTGACCAGTGCCGAGATATTGGCCTGGCAGGTGCGCCACGGTATCCGCTTCGATCCGTTCGAAGAGGTCGTGATTGATCGCCTCGATGCTTTGTTTATATATCATCAACACAAGAAGGACAAATAAAAATGCCTGATATCGCCGAGCTTGGTCTTTCTATCGATACGCGTCAGTTGGAGCAGGGCGCCCAGGCTATGGACCGCCTCGGTGCTGCCAGTGAGAGTGTCGAGAAGAAGGTTGACAGCGCGACAACGGCCATTGACAAGCTCGGCAAGGCGAGCACTGACGCCAAGGGGAAAACTGCTGAAGGTGCGGCGGCCGTCGACGCGGTCGGTGAGGCCGGCGCGCGCGTGGTGCAAAAGGTGGATGCAGCCACGTCCTCTATCGATGCGATGAGCGCCACCGCCACCCGCATTCGGACTGTCTTCCTCGGCGGCAGCAACACGCTCGACGGCTTCATGGGTTCGTCGATGGGCGTCTGGCGTAGCAGCGAGGCGGCCGCTGCTGGAATTGATAGTCTCGGCAACGCAGCGGAACGCACCTGGAAGAAGCAGGCCGACTACAACGGTGCGATGGCCGACACGGCCCGCATCATGCGGCAGGCCGCCGATGCTGCGCGCACCCTGGAAGAGTCCAACCACCGAATGTTGCTTGAGCTGCAGCGCGAGATCGAAACTTTCGGCATGGCGCGCGGCGAACTGGAGCGCTATCGCGCCGCCGAATTGGGCCTGGGCAGCGCAGCTCAAACCAAGGCGGCAGCCCTGGGCAATAGCATTGATGCGATGCACCGCGAAGAGCGGGCTGCTCGCGATGCTGCCGGTGCGCAGGACCGCGCCGCCCAGGCAGGTGATCGCTTTATCAAAAGCCTGCAAGACCAGGTGGCCACGCTGGGCATGAGCACTCAGCAGCTGCAATCGTATCGTGCCGCCCAGTTGGGCGTATCAGATGCGGCTGCGCCATTAATTAATAAATTGGCTGAGGCGGGGGCTGGTGCGAAGTCGGCAGGCGGTCACATGGAGGGCCTGAGCTTTCAGTCAGCCAGTGCCAAACGTGAACTTTTGGTGCTCGCCCACGAATTGAGTCAAGGTCAGTTTCAGCGCTTTGGAGGCTCTATGATGGTGCTGGGCGAACAGACCGGTGCCGCAGGCTTGCTGTTTAGTAGCACCGGCCTGGCTGTGCTGGGCTTCGCGGCCGCGTTGGCAACGGTGACCTACGCAATGATCAAAGGCGCCAGCACGCAGCGCGAAATGAACAATGCGCTGATCTCGACCAATAACTACGCGGGCGTGACCAGCGACAAACTGAATGATCTTGCGCATGCCGCGACTGCCGTTCACGGCAGCATTGGCGAGGCAAAAAAGGTTGTAACGGAACTAGCGGGTACCGGTAAGTTCACGGGAGATCAGATCGCCTATATCACCGATGCTGTTATTGCGCTTGAGTATGCGACGGGTGAATCCGTCAAAAAGACCATCAAAGAGTTTGAGTCTCTTGCTGTGCAGTCGACTGGCAGCACCAACCGCGCCACGGAGGTGATCACTCGCGCAACCGTCAAGTTGGATGACACCTATCACTTCTTGACGCTTTCCGTATATGAAGCCATCCGTGCTTTGGAGAAAGATGGGGATGCCAAAGGTGCGTCTGCTGCTGCTACGGAGGCCTTCGCAAAAGCGACCAAGGATGGCGCGGAGCAAATGATTGCCAACCTTGGCAGCGTTGCGCGGGCATGGCATGGCGTAAAGGAGGCTGTAGGTGGCGCGATGGACGCTATTGGAAATTACGGCAAAAAGGACACTGCAGCTTCCGATGTCAAAAAATACAGCTTCCGTCTGTCGGAATTCGATAAGGGTCTGGCTGATAGCAATCTGCGCTTGGGTCGCGCCCCTGATGCCATTACACCCGAACTCCAGGCGACTCGCACCCAGATTTTGCTCGGCTTGACCGATGCCGTGGATAAATTGAATAAAGCTGATGCAGTAGCGCTGGCTCAAGGCGAACTGGCGACAAAAAATTCGCGCGCGGTGCACGCTGCGGCGATGATCCACGCTGAAGATATCCGCCTGCAAAAGAAAGGAATGGGGGAGCTGGCAGTTTCTTTAGATGCTTACCGCCAGAACCTTTCTGCAATCAAAGCTGTCGATCCGGCCTCGCCACTGCTCACGCCTGAGGCTGTTGCCGCTGGCATTGCCGCCAGAACAAAAGCACATACGGAGCAAGCGAAACCGAATGCGGATCAGGTCGAAAACACCCAACTCGCCGACCAGATCAAGCAGTACGCGAAAGAAGCTGTGACTGCAAAGGCGCACTACGATGCGCTCGGTCGGCTCGATGATATGTACCTGAAGGGTGGTGAGCTGTCTGTCCAGCAGGCATACGAGAACAAGCGCAGCTACGCCCTCAAAACTTATGAGGCGGAAGTGGATGCATACGACCTCCAAATTAGCGCGCTGCAAGGCCACCACAATGCGACCAAGGCTGAGGCCGCCAAGCATCAGAAGGAGCTGAACGAGATCCTGGGCAAACGCGATGCTGCCGAAAAGGCCTTCTTCGACGCGAGTTTCAGTCGTGACGAGGAGGAGCGCCTTCGCCAAGCGGCGATCGCCACCGCGGCATCGGATGCTGCAAACAAGGAAATTGCGGCGATTAACGCCCAGGTCGCGGCCGTTGAGGAGCAAATTCGCGCGTACAACTTGTTGCCGGCGCAAAAAACCGCCCTGGCTGTCGCTGACCTTCAAGAACAAAAGGCGGCCCTTGCTAGCTTCGAGGGCAACGAGAAGGTTATCGACGGCATCAATAGAAAAATTGAAGCATTGAACCGCCTTAGCATTGTGCAGGGCAAGGCTTCGGCGCAAGAGCAGGGTAGCGACGTGGCCAAGGCCAAAGAGCTGCTGGATATCCTGACGGCTGTCGACACCGCAACGAAGTCGGCAGCGCAGGGTATGACGGCGTCGTTTGGCGCGGTTGGCACGGCCATCGGTGGACTGACGACAGCATTGTCTGGTTATGCCGTGCAGCAGCAGGCAATCGCTGCACAATTGGCAGCATCCACCAAGGATGCGCACGGGGATCCCAACAAGGTCGCAAAAGCCCAAGCGGCGGCCGCGCAGCAGGGCGCCCAAGCACAGGTCAAGAGCTACGGCGACATGGCCAGCGCTGCCAAGGGATTTTTCAAAGAGAACTCGGCCGGTTACAAGGCGATGGAGGGCGTAGAGAAAGCGTACCGCGCGTATGAAATGGCTATGGCCGTCCAGAGCATGCTTGCTAAAAGTGGCTTGCTTACCGCATTCACCGGGCTGTTCGTCACGTCGAAAGCTGCCGAGATGACCGCAACCGTGGCGACCGTACCGGTTACCGTGGCCGCCGAGGGCGTGAAGCAGGGCGCCCTGGCGACAACTGCCATGGCCGGCGCAATCGCCGTGCCATTCCCTGGCAATCTGGTTGCGGTCGGTATTGTTGCAGCAATGCTCGCAGCCATCGGCCTAGCCAGTGGCGGGGGCGGCGGCTCATCGATCAGCCTGTCCCAGCAGCGCCAGGCCGCCACCGGCACCGGTTCGGTGCTGGGCGACTCGTCCGCGAAATCCGAATCGATCGCGCACAGCCTGGCCATCATGGAGAAAAACAGCGGGCTGGGCCTGGCGCATACCATTTCGATGGACTCGTCGTTGAAGCAGATGGTGGCCGGCATCGGCAACCTGGGGAGCCTGCTTGCACGCTCGGGCATCACTGCCGCTGGGGCTGGCGCTACGGCGGGCATCGCGACCGGCAGCACGCCCACGTTGGGTAAGGTCGGACAAGGCGTTTTGACTGGTGCTGCGACGTACGGCGGCGCGGTGCTGGGCGGCAGTATTGCCGGTGCTATGACCATGGGCACCATCGGCAGCAGCCTGACCATGATGGGCGCCGTCGCGGGCCCCATCGGCATGGCCATCGGCGCCGCCATCGGTTTTGTGGTGTCGAAATTGATCAAAACGTCCGTGTCGGTCAAGGACTCAGGGATCACGGGCGCGGCCACATCGCTGGGCAACGTCGACGCACTGGGCTTCAATGCCCAGGCGTATGCCGACATCAATGTCAAAAAGAAGGCGTTCGGTATCAGCTACAGCAGCAAAAACAGCACGCAGACGGCTGCGCTGTCGGACGAAATGAACGACCAGTTCACCATGATCATTACCAGCATGGGCGACACCATCCGCAGCGCAGCCGACGTGCTGGGACTCGGTGGTGCTGCGTTCAATGCGCACCTCAATTCTTTCGTGGTGGACCTGGGCAAGATCTCGTTGAAAGACTTGTCGGGCGAAGAGCAGCAGAAAGCCCTGGAGACGGCGTTTTCCAAGATGGGAGACGACATGGCCAAGTTCGGCGTGGCCGGCCTGGCGCAATACCAGGCTGTCGGCGAGGGTTATCTGGAAACCCTGGTGCGCGTGACTAATGATTTCATTCAGGTGTCCGACGTACTGGCGGTCCTGGGTAAATCTTTCAACGCTACCGGTCTGGGCGCAGTGGCGCTGAGCGAAAGCCTGATCACTGCGGCCGGCGGTCTGGAGGCGCTGACCAGCGGCACCAGCTATTTTGTCGAAAACTTCCTGACCGAAGCCGAACGTATGGCGCCGATCACCAAGTCGGTGAACGATGCCATGGGCAAGTTGGGCGTTTCAGGCGTGACAACAGTCGACCAGTTCAAGGCCTTGGTGCTGGCGCAGGACCTGAGCACGGCGGCCGGCCAGGCGATGTATACGCAGCTAATCGCCATCGCTGAACCATTTAAGAAGGCCGCAGACTACGCGGCTGAGCTGGCGGCGGCAACCGGCGATTTTGTTGCCGTGGCGAAAACCGCCAGCGAAATCGCCAGCGAGCGCCGCGACCTGCAGCAGCAGCTGAACGAATTGACGAAAAGCGAAACCGAGCTGCTGGCCCTCCAGCGCGCCGGCATTGCCGACGTCAACAAGACGCTGTTCGACCAGGTGCAAGCGGCTCGGGCGGTGGTATCGGCCAAGGATGCCCTGGCCAAGGCCTACGACACGGAATCGGCGGCGGCCAAGACGGCGCTGGAAAAGTCGAAATCGTGGGTGGCAACCTTGAACAGCCTGAACGCCAGCACGGCGCTGGGCAGCCAGTCCATCCTGACGCCGGAACAGCGTTATGCCGAGGCGCGGGCCCAGTTCGAGAAAACCTTGGCGGCAGCCAATGCCGGCGACACGGTGGCGCAGTCTGGACTGTCGGCCGCCGAGCAGGCATTTCTGACGGCCTCGCAGGTGGTCAACGCCTCCGATGCCAAGTACGCGGCTGATTACGCGCGCGTCATCGCGGCCAACGACGAGGCTGCGAAATGGGCATCGGCGCAGGTCGACGTGCAGCAGGCCAGCCTGGACGCCTTGAAGGCGCAGGTGTCGGGCCTGATCACCATCAACGACAGCGTGCTGACGGTGGCGCAAGCCATCGCCAACTTGCATGCGGCGATGGGCACGGCAACCGGCCTGGGGGTGCAGTTCGACGGCTCGCATGCTGGCGGCCTGGCCAATGTGCCATTCGATGGCTACGCCGCCGAGTTGCACGAAGGCGAAGTGGTGGTCGATGCACCTGCCGCTGCTGCCATGCGGCGCTACTTCGGCGGCGCGCCGAGCCAGGGTGGCGGCAACACGGATGCGCTGGTGGTCGAAATTCGCGGTTTGCGCGAGGACAACATGGCCATGCGCGAAGAGATCAAGGGGTTGCGGGCGGATCAGTCCAAGCAGACCGGCGATTCCATCCGTGCCACTGTCGAGTCGAACGCCAGTGCCGCCAGGACGGTAGTGGCTGGCGTTGATAAATCAGCCAAAGGCTCGGCCTGGGCCAATACCGTGAAAGGTGAATACGCATGACCGACGAGCAATTTTTACAATGGCTACAAAGCCCGTCGGCCGTCCGCATGGTCCTGATCGAGGCCCAGGTGAACGTGGCCGGCCAAGAGGTGACGCGGTACATCGCCTCCCGGCCGTATGTCACCGGTCCGGCTGAGGTGCCGGCCAACACCGAGTATCTGCCGCTGGCCACCGGCGGCCTGGCCTTTACGGAACAGGTCAGCCTGACGGGCGAGGCTGGCTTGTCGGGCGGCGACATCGAGCTGGACAATGGTGATGGGGCGCTCGACGGCTGGCTGGGCGATGTGTGGCGCAACCGTGCCATCAAAGCCTGGACGGGCGACCCCAGCTGGCCGCGCGCCGATTTCCGCCTGGTGTTCGACGGCATCATCGATGACGTGGGCAGCTCCAGCCGCGAGACGATCAACCTGGTGCTGCGCGACAAGCTGCAGCGCTTGAATACGCCGATCACCGAGGCCAAACTGGGCGGCACCAGCCAGAACAAGGACGCGATCCTGCCAATCCCGTTCGGCGAATGCCACAACGTCACGCCGCTGCTGCTCAACCCCGCCAACCTGGAATATGGGTTCCTGGGGCCGGTCGAGTGGTTCATCAACGACGAAGCGCGCACCAGCGGCAAGCCGGTACCGACCGAGATCGATTTGGTCACGGGCCGTTTCAAGTTGCCGATCAACCCGCTGGCCAATGCGGTGACCACCAGCGTGCAAGGCGACAACGTGGGCGGCTACGCGCCGCGCATCGCGCCGCTGGTGCAGCGCATCGCCACCGGCTACGGCAAGGCGGCCGACCGCTTCACGGTGGCGGATCTGGATCTGGCGAACCTGGCCGCCTTTGACGCTGCCCACCCGCAAATGGTGGGCCTGTACATCGCCGACCGCACCAACCAGGCGCAGGCCATTCAGCAGCTGGCCGCCAGCGTGGGCGCGCAGGCGCTGATGTCGCGCACGGGCCAGTTGCGCCTGGTGCAGATCGCCTTGCCCGCGCTCGGCGTGCCGGTGGAGATCGGGCCGGATCAGATGCTGGAGCATTCGCTGCGGCCGGTGCAGCGCCTGCCGGTGGCTGCGGCCGTCAAGATCGCTTTCGACCGCAATTACACCGTGCAGGCAAGCCTGGCCACATCCATCCCGCCGGTGCATGCCGATCTGTATGCGGCGGAATGGCTGACCGAAACGGTCGTCGATGAAGCGGTGCGCGCGCGCTACCGCCTGACCGACGACCCTGTGCAGGTTGAAACGTGCCTGAAATCGCGCGCCGATGCGCATGCCGAGGCTGTGCGGCGCCTGGCCATGAACAAGGTGCCGCGCACCATTTATGAACTTGACGGAGAGCCTGAATTGATGATGCTGGAACTAGGGCAACCCGTACTGCTGCGTGATGCGCGCTTCGGCCTGCAGGATGGCTTGCCTGGCGTGGTGGTGCTGCTGTCGCGCTACTGGCTGACAGGCCGCGTCACCGTGGGAGTGCTGGTATGAGGCTCGTCGCGGGTGAGCGCGACAATCTCATCATGAATACCGTGCCGCGCTTCCAGCCGGCCAACGACCGCGTGCTGCTGCTGGCGGCGACGGCGCAGGCATTTAAGGTTGCGGCCACGACCATCGCAACACCGGCCAGTATCGATTTCACGGCGGGGCTGGTAAATATGCAGGGCCAGGTAGCATTTTCCGCTAGCAATGCCAGCGTGCTGACGCGCGTCGGCAATGTGGCCACGCTGACGTCTGGCGGCATGGTGGGCGACAGTGTGACGGTCACGGCCACCATTGTTGTGGATGGCCTGACCTACACCGCCAGCCAGACGGTCAGCAAGGTTTTTGACGGAGTGACTGGCAATTCCTCGCGGGTCTGCTACAGCAAGACGAGCTTGTCATCGCTGGCCAGCGCGCCGGCAACGATCAGCACGGAGGGGAGCGCGTCTTTCCCGCCGCTCAATACCTGGGGGGCGGGCACTGTGTGGGAGGGATCGCCGCAGGCGTTTGGCGCTGGCGAATCGTTGTACCGGTCGGACGGCATTTTCAATCCGGCCAGCGGCACCACGAGCTGGGCGGCGCCATACCTGAATGCATTGAAAGTAGGGCAGCTGAGTGCGATCACAGCCGATTTGGGCAGAGTCACCGCCGGCGATATGCAAGCGGTGACTATTCACGGCGGCCCAGGCTACGCTCATAGCACGCCGACCTGGCCAACGGATGGCCTGGGCGGCTTCCACCTTAGCGCCGCAGGCTTGCTGATTGGTAATTACAACACAGGTAAATATTTCCAGGCGACGCCGGACGGGAATGTTTATATGCCAGGGGTGAAGGTAGAGGGCGGTTTGGCCACCTTTTCGGGCAACATCACTACAGGATCCGGTACCGGCTTTCGCATCGAGATGGGGCCGACCGATCCCATCTATGCAATGTGGGCGGGCGCAGGCGCAAAAAACGACGTCAATGCCGTTTTCTACTTGAAGCGAGATGGCGCAGGATACTTCGGCGGGGCGTTGACGGCCGGCACGTTGAGAACTGCCGTTACCAGCCCGGAGATAAACCCGAATGCCCAACTAGTCAACGGGCCTTTTGGCTCGAATGGCGGGTTGATCACTGTGATCTGCAGCTTTGCGTGGAGCCGTACCCTCGGCTCTACGCGCGCCACGTACACGGCGGGCGCCGGAAATACCCAGGCAGTGGTCAGGCTGTACCGGGGGCTTGCAGGTGGCCCTACGGATACCTTGCTGGCAACCTCTACTTTTACAGGCCCGCCGGCGGCTATCGAAAACACGATCATTTTTGAAGAGATGTCTACGTGCAGCCTGGGCGTGTCCGGTTCTTTTACTTTTACAGACGATGCGCGCAGTAATGCTGACCATACCTACCGTGTAACGGTGGCCATGGTGGAGCAAGCCGTAACGATCGGCAGTCGTCCTGGCGCTGATCGCCCCCCGTTGAATGCAGTGATTCAGCGTTTATCCAATACCACTGCGGAATAGTATGACTAATTTACGCATCATCTACGACAACGCCGCTGACCGTGCCGTGCTCGCCGCATCAAGTCAGGCTGGTGCGCTGGGACCGGCCAACCTGCAGCGCGAGCGCAAGTCGGCGGTGCTGCGCTCGGCGGGCACGGCGCAGACCATCACCGCCACACTGCCGTTGGGCGAGATTGTCGGCGGCGTGGTGCTGCCGTTCTGCAATCTCACCTCGAACGCCACAATCCGCGTGCGCGGCTTTGCCGAGCCTGGCGACGCGGTGCCGGTGATCGATACCGGCAAGGTGCTGGCATGCGCCTATGCGCCGCTAGGCGGCTGGGACTGGGGGGCCACCGCGTTGGCCGTCAACGCCTTTTCGTTCGGCGGCGGCACCTACGCGCGCGCCTGGTTCCCGCGTCGGACGGCGCGCTACTTTGTCATCGAACTCGCCGACCCCGGCAACCCGGCCGGCTATATCGAGTGCTCGCGCTTGGTGATGGGCAACTACTGGGAGCCTGACGTCAACGCCAGCTATGGCGCCAGCGTGACGCCGGTCGACACGTCGACGCAATACCGCAAGGGGTCAGGAGAGCAAGGCGTGGAGGCGGGCAGTGCGTATCGCAAGCTGACGCTCGCGTTTGAGCACATGACGCCGCTGGACCGGGCCAGCGTCTGGCGCCTGGTGCGCGGCAGCGGCAAGCGGCGGCCAATCCTGGTGAGCCTGTTTCCAGATAATGCCGATCCCGAACTGGAGCAAGCCCACCAGCTATATGGCCGCCTCAGCGACCTGGCCGGCATTTCGACGCCGTATTTTGACACCTATGCAACATCGCTTGATATCGAGGAATTGTGATGGAAGACATTTTTTACCCAGGCATGCCCGATTGGCTCAACGCGCTCAATCAGCTGGCGAAGGGGCAGTTGCAGCCAATTCAGATCGACTGGAACGCGGCACCGGGTTCCGTCAAGGCGATCTTGAACAAGCCGGACCTGACGTTAAAGGTAGATTCCCGAAACCCAGTCCTGAGCGGCGTGATTGGCGGGGACATGTCGAACGGAGTGCACGATGCTAGGGTGTTGTTTCGGACGACAGCAGCTAACGCTGCAACAACACTGGGTGTGGTCCCGAATGGCGCCGGGCCGGCGGCTAGCATCAACTTCTATGCCGAAGATCATCCGGCAAACTGCTCTGTGGCCCAGGTGTCCATGATCGCCGGCGACTGCATGCGCCTAAGCTCGGCGATGATCGGCACCGGGACGTATTTGCCGATGAAGTTCTACACGGCGGGTTTTGAATCAATGGTAATCGGGGTGGCCGGGAATATCTCAATCGGATCGAATCGTTCGCAAGACAATGGCCCGCGTAGTTTCGATGTGCAGAACCTGTCGACAGTCGGTACTCCATCTGTCGTTCTGCGGTGGGTCACAAGCGCTGCTTCTGGCTCCGGTACGGCGGCTTTTGAAGTAACCAAGACAAAAGCGGGCGCTGTGGTGCTGGCTAATACCGAGGCAGCAAATTCGGCTACGTTGCAAATAAAAACGGTAGCATCGAATGCAGTGTTGTTTACCGGTGGTTTTCAGGTCAATTCAGCAGTGTCGAACACGATTGTTTCGCATTCCGACTCTGGCTATGCAGCGTTAGGTCTGGATGCAGCTGCCGGAACTCCCTCGTATTTGTTCAGCTACGGCGCTGGGGTGGAGCACGCGCGGGCCTGGTTCGATAATAATGCGACGTTAGGGGCGTTCAACATTTCTGTAAAGCGCGCGGGCCAGCTAAAGAATATTTTAGTTGTGCAAGGGGATTACGTCTATCCGGCTGAAGACAATACTATTGGATTAGGCAGTTTTAATAGGCGATGGACTAATGTATATGCCGCTACAGGCGCGATTCAAACGTCCGACGCCGAGCACAAGACGGCGGTTATTCCTCTGGATGAACGAGAGATTTCTGCCGCGATGGACCTGGCGAAGGAAATTGGTAAATATCAATTTCTCGACGCAGTTGCCGAAAAGGGGGAGCAGGCGCGCTATCACATTGGCATGACAGTGCAACGTGCAATCGCGGTAATGGAAGCTCATGGTCTTGACCCGCTGACTTATGGCTTTATCTGCCACGATGAATGGGGTGAAGTGGTGATCGAGCATCCTGAAATCAAAGCACCAGACATTCATCACCCGGCTGTAACGATGCACCACGCTGCATCTGATGCATGTGAAGCTTATGACGAAGTGATCGTCGAAGGATTTATGGAATCGGGGGCCGTACAGCAGGGGGCCTTTCAGGAAGTCCGACCAGCTGGGAGTATCTATAGCTTCCGGCCGGACCAATTGAATCTGTTCATCATGCGGGGGCAGGCCGCGGCACTTCTCGAAGACCGGAAAGTGATCGCGCAAATTCACGCGCAGCTGGAGACTGCACTGGAGCGCATTGATGCGCTGGAAGCCCCGACTGCGTAAATGCAGCATCGCACCACAGGCCGCCTTCGGGCGGCTTTTTTCATTTCCACCACCTGAAAGGCACTACATGGCCCTCGAAACAACCGCCGCCGGCGGCGCACTGATCAAAATTTTTGGTATCCCGGTCCTGGCCGGCGCTGCCGCAACCTCACTCGGATTCATGTTCATGTGGCCAAAAACAGCCAAGGAAGCGGGCGTGCGCTTCTTCGTCACCATTCTCTTTTCCGCCCTGATGGGCCCGGCTCTGGTCGTGGTCGTGCGTAACTGGATGCCGGGCCTGTTCGACAGCGCGCGCGCCGTCGCTGTGCTGTACGGCAGCGACCCGGCGCTGGGCTTCCTGTTCATCGCCGCGCCGCTGATGGTGGCGGCCGGCTTGCCCGCCTGGTGGGTGCTGGGCGCCACGGTACGCTGGTTCGACAAGCGCCGCGACAAGGATATCGGCGAGCTGGCGCGCGACGCGGCCGCCGTCGTCAAGGATGTGCGGGGTGGCCTGTGAACCTGAGCCCACATTTCAGCCTGGCAGAACTGGTCGCCTCGCAGGTGGCCACCCGCAAAGGTATCGACAATACGCCGGCGCCCGCAATCGTCGCCAACCTCACGCGCCTGGCCGCGCTGCTGGAGCAGGTGCGCGCGCTGGTGGGCGCGCCCATCACTATTTCCAGCGGCTACCGCTCCCCGGCGCTCAACCGGGCGGTGGGCGGCGCAGCCAGCAGCGCTCACGTGCTGGGCCTGGCCGCCGACATCAGCACCAACAAGCTGGCGCCCAAGGCGCTGGCCCTGCTGATCCGGCAGAGCGGCATTGTCTTCGATCAGCTGATCTACGAGGGCACGTGGGTGCACATTGCCCTGTCGGCTGGCGCGCCGCGGTGCCAGGTGCTGACAGCCAAGTTTGCCAGCGGCGGTGTCAGCTACGTGGCGGGCATCGTATGAGCGCCCTAGGCACGCTGGCGGGGGCCGCCGTTAGCGGAATCTGGAAGGCGGCGGCCATCGTCCTGGCCGGTGCGCTGCTGGCGGTGTCCAGTTCCACCGGCACGGGCTGGTGGCTCGCCGCTGGCGAACGGGATGCAGCGCGCGCGGCGCTGGCGCGGGAGCAGGGTGTCAGCGCTGCGCTGCGCACATCGATCGGCGAGCAAAACAGCGCCATCGATGGCATGGCCAAGGCAACCCTGGCGGCGCAGGAGCGCGGCGCTGCGGCACGGGCGGCGGCCGCTGCCAAGGGCAAGAAGTATGATGCCGCCCTGACGCAAGTCAGCGGCGCGCGCGCCGCAACGTGCGACGAGGCGATGCCGGCCGTCAGGCTGCTGCTGGAGGGCGTGCGATGAAATGGATGCTTATATTGCTGCTGGCCGGCTGCGGCAGCGCGCCGCTGGCGCCGCAGCGCGTCGAAGTTCCCACCTCTACACCATGTGTAAAGGTGGTGCCGCAGCGCCCGGCCTACGATTTTGACCAGCTGGCACCATCGGCAACGGATGGTGAGATCGTCTTGGCGCTGGCGAGAGATTGGCCGCGCGGTCGGAAGTACGAGGACGAACTGGGAGCAA